TTACGCCACTCTGACCAGTGGCGTTTCGTCTTTCTGGATCTGGCTTGACCAAAAATTGACCGTATTTGCATGGGCGGCCAAGTGGCTGGGCGCCAGGTGCGCATACTTCTGCACCATTTCTATCTTCTCCCACCCCCCGAGCTCTTTGACCACCATCAACGGCGTTCCTGCCTGCACGTGCCACGATGCCCAGGTATGACGCAAGTCGTGCCATTTAAAGTTTTTCACGCCTGCCAAAGTGCATGCGTGCTGAAATGCTCTCCGATCGTGCTTCCTTATCCTTCGGCCGTCGCCGCCATCACGGGTAAATACATAGTCCTTGGCCGTTTTCATGCGACGTTCGACCACGGAAAACGCGTCATTGTTTAGCGGCACGGCCCTTGCTCGGGCGGATTTGGCATCGTCATGCGACACCCAAGTTGATCGGTGTTCGACGTTCACACCGGACGGCGGCATACCGAACAATTCCGATTCCCTCATTCCGGTGGCCACGGCCACAATAGCTGCGTCGCGCAACCAGTCCAGACTTATATTGCCGATGATCTTTGCAATAATGTGGGGCGGCTCCCACCTAATGCGCACGCGAGGCTCTACGTATTGAGGAAGCTTGGGGGCTTTTTCAAGCCATTCAGCCTCTACGCATACGTTGAGCATCTTGCGTATGGTCGCAAGATAACGATTGCGTGTGGCCGGCTTGATGGGTGTAGGCTTGCCGTATTTATGGCGACGATGCGTCGGCAGCGCCTTGACGATTTCATCAGAGGTTAAAGAGCGTAGTGGACGGCCCTCAAACTGAGCGCGCCACCATTTGATGTGCCGGACCTTTGTTTCATAGTCGCGCTGCCCCTCGCTTGCCTGCAAGAAAATCAACGCGCCCTCTTCAAAACTGTGGTCCGGTTCTTCACCCAGCATTGACTGGCGCCAATGCTCAGCTTTCAGGCGGTCATGGTATTCCTGTGCCGCTTTGCGGTCGGTCGTTCGAGCAGAGCATCTAACTCTTTGGCCGCTTGGCGAGCGGAAATCGATGTGCCAGACGCCGGTTTCTTTATCTTTGCGGATTGGCATGGTTTCTCCGTGTCGACCCGCAGCGATAGCCGGGTCACATTTGAGCCTTTTTCTGTTAGGGACGCAAGCTGCGATGGCCAAACACGCCAGACGCGTGACCCTGGCAAGCGGAATGCAATGTGTTCGCGCTTGGCGAATACCGTGCTATACGAAAGCCCCAGCTGATCAGCGGCCTGATGGAGCGTCAGCGCCTTTTCCATGGCTACTCCCAAAAAATCAGCGCCCACTAGGGGCGCTTAGGTTCCATGCTTTGGCCGTGGTGGCCAGGATCTCTCGAATGCGACCGGTCATGTGTCATCCTTGGTATTCTCAGCCGCCAGCTTGGCCGCTCTCCGCAGCTGCTTGATGATCTGGTTCAGGTGCTCGGCGGGGATGTTCTGCCGGCCGTGTTCGCCTTCGATCCAGATTTCAGCCTGTCCGGGGTAAAAGCCAATGGTGAAGGGCGGGCCGAAGTGCTCGCCGGTGCTCAGCGGCAGCGTCATGGTGGCCGTGACTACCTCGGCGGCGACCGCGAATTCTTGGATTTCAGCCATTGTTTTTCTCCAGTTGGCGCCATTCTTCTTCCTCTTCGGGGGTGACGGGAAGGGTGTCTAGCTTGGGCTCGACAGTGGGGGTTTCCCTGTGCCGGTCTGCTGGTTGGGTGGGCCGTCTAGCATCCTGTCCCGCCATATACGCGGCTGTTAGCGTGTCGCCGTCGTATAGGTGGGGCTGGGCGGCAACGGGGGCGGCAAGCGCCACAGCGCGACTTCTGGCTTGCTCTGGAGTGTCGCCGTAGACTCGCGCCAGCACCTCGTCGCCATCGCTCCCAATGCGGAGCTGCACCCACCAGTCGCCGAGCCCAGGGTATTCGTCCTGATTCATGGTCGGTAAGTTTCCAACGCGGATCGGGCCTAGTTCGGCTGGCTCCGCGCTCGCACCGGGCTGCACCGACAACTCCTTGACGGCCTGCTCGGCCATCCGACGCGCCCAGCTTTCCAGATTCTCCCAGCCGTGAGTAAACCCGGCCCGCTGAATGAATGCGTCCAGGTCTTTTTGGGTCGGCTCCGCGCTCGCGGCAGGCTGTGCGGGCTGGCCGTAGCGGGCGAGTAGGGCGCGGATGTCGTGCAAACGCATTTGCCGTTCGGTTGCTGTTATTAGCCCTGCGCAAGCCTTACCGTATGCGATGACGGCTTCGATGACTTCCTCGTCGCTCGGCACCTTCACCGGCTCGGCTTCTAATACCTCGATTGCATAATCGAGTGCCCGCTGTTCGTTCGGGCCAAGCATCTTTTCGTCGCGCTTAAATCGCCCCAGAAAAAAGGCGGCGCGCTTGGGCGTCATTTTGCCGACTCGACCGTCCTTCACCGGATCGTCACCACGGATCATATCCGCACATGCCTCCGCTTCCATTCGCAAGGCCTGCTCTTTGAAATACAGGGCCTTGTAGTCCGGCTCGGCGGGTTGTGGGTCAGCCGGAGGTCGACATTCAGTCGGATCTATCGGATAGACACCTTCCTCCGGGTAGTCTTCAAGGCAGAAGGCCAGGATCGGCTGGCCGTTGGTCTTTCCGTCATCGTCGACAATGGTTCCAGGCATGAGAACCATGAGCCGAACGTCGCATTCGAGGCCGTCATCATCCATGCCGCCCAAAGTGTTGGCGCCTACTATCAGCTCTTCGGCCAGCGCTATGACCTCCTGCTGAGTGAGAGTCCACGCCACCGGCTCACCCCTGCGCTGGCGGTAGGCTTCGATGGCCTCGCGGGCGTAGTCTTGCATTTCCTTCTTTGTGTACTTGCCAATTGCGCCGGGCAGGAACAGCGGCGGCAGTTCGTATTTGTCGTGAGTGTTCATTTCATCCCCTTAATTCCGAGCCATGCGAGCCACCCAAGGAAGATCAGGAGGGCAATAAAAAGAATGTCGTGTCCGGTCATTTCCCATCCCCCTCAACGCGGCTTTGGTGCGTTTCGATGTAGTCTTGAATAGACATTTCGATTGCCAGTTCCGCTTCTTTCATCGCATCCTTATCGGCCTCACTCTTTGCGGCCATACGGATTCTTTCCCGCTGATAGAGCCGGAAATACATCCTGTCCAAGAAATCCTTATTAATCATCTTTGTTCCCCCTCAACGCGGCGGGCGTATGCGTCCGGTACAGGGCACTCTCCATGCGGTGCCTTGCATGACGATATGACCTTGAGTCCACAGCGGGAGCATTCCACTTCTGCTAGCGAACCAGCGTATCGGACTTTTTCATCAAGCTCAGCACCTTCTCTTTCCTCAACGCGGCGGGCGTGGTCGAATATCTTAGGCATCATGTACATTTCCACTGCGCCCGAATCAGCGCAGGCAATCCCAAACTCTGTAATCAGGATACGAAGTTGATCGAACCATTGATCCGCATCCTCCCGATCCTGCGATTGCAGGGCGATGAGGGTGCGAAGATCATCCACGCGTAACTCATAACCGTTTAGCTGGTAGACGACAGTTTTATCGTTCAGTCGTATCTTCAACCAATTGTCCAAGAACTCTCGCACTCGGTTAGATGCTTCGCTATTTACCTGCGATTGCAGGGCGGCTCGGCGGTTCCATGCGTTGCCACATTCATTGCCTTGCTCGCCTGTCTCGATCCACGCCCCACAATTGCCGCACGCGATCTGGCACGATTGGCGAGGGGTGCCGATGCGTTCAATGTGAGCCTCACCACCGCAAAACGGGCAGGGCAATAACGTGGCGCGCTCTTGTTCGATGTCAATCTTGGTTGTCATCGTCGTCATCCTTATCAGTCACTACGTCCGTCACCAGCGTCCGACCGCAGTAGCAGCAGAATTTCATTCCGCTGTCGGCGGGCGTGCCGTCGTTCAGAACGAATGCGTTGTGGCAGTCGGTATCCCAATGATCGCTACCGTCAGCGTCGCCGTGCCACGCGCAGGTTTTACCTGTCATCGCTCCCTCCCTGTTCCTGTGCGAGGGCGGCGCGGGCGTCGGCAATCAGGCGCTCTATACCGAAGACGACCTCGCGTATGCTTACCCGTCTGTTTTGATCGGTAGTCACTGCGAGGGCTTGTCCTGCGTGCTCCCATGCGTTCTTTAGGTCGGTATCCAGCGCCGCCCGCAACCATGAATATTTGTCTGTCATTTCCCTTCCCCCGATAGGGCGGCGCGGGCAATCTTGCGCATGGCCGCCGCGCCCATTTCCTGATCGCGCGCGTATGGGTAGGCTGCAATGGTGTTCAACGCCTCCCGCAGCTGCTTGTTATCCGCTCCCAGGGCGTCGATTTCTCCGCAGCAGGTTGTGACTGCATCAGCCAGCCCATTGATATGGGACTTGGCTGTGCGAGGCCACTCCCTCACGACCACGGATGCGGACTCTTTGGCTCCTGCGGCTGTATCGCGCAGCTTCTGTGTGTTGATGGTCATAGTTGCTCCTGCAATGCGTCGGATACGATTTTGTAAGCAGGGTCATAGACTGCTCCGTGCTCTTGGTTCGCGTGGGCCAGGGCCAGAACCGCAACCCGAAGAGCATTTGTTAGCCGATCAATTTCGTCAGCGGCTTCGCGCATAATGTCGCTGGTGGGCTGGGCACGTAGCCGGGTGGTGAGTTGGGTCATAGCGTCCCGCCCAATTTCAGTATCTCGATAACAAGCACCCCGCAAGCACAAAGCAGCGCAATCATTACGGCAATGAGGGTGCGGCGTTTGATTTTCATTGCGACGATTCCAGAAAAAGGGCCAGCAAAACGGCTGACCCTAGGGTGATGGATAGGAGGGAGAGGGCGTTCACTCAAACAACTCTAAATTCGTAGCCACAAACAGAAATACGCTGCGCCGCCGTTTCGACTTTGCGGGCTCGGCATAAACACGGCGCTCGATCAAGCGGCCTTCGCGCTTTTGCTCTTTGATGAAGGAAGAAATGGCCTTCGAGTCGGCCCCCCCCCGGAGGGAGGTATTGGGCTAGCTCGGCTCGGGTTAGGGGTTGGCTGAACATGTTTGTCCGCCCCAGCTTCTTAGGCCAGGGCGCCTCATGGTGGTGGGGAAGGGGTTTCCTCTATGGAAGAGGGGAAGTCGTAGAGCTAGAATCCTCTCGGCGCCGGGGCGCGAGATTTATGCGCCGCCCTGACGCATTGCTTTGCGGTACTGGCTGTATACGCCGCGTATGTAACCGTAGGTGCGGTCAAGCTCTCTGGCAATGTCAATCATCTTCATGCCCTGGTTGCGCATTCGTTCAATCTGCGGCCCTCTCCAGTACACGTTGGAATCGATTGGCGCGGCTCTTTGTGCCGGCTGAGGTGCCGTGCGCAATTTTGGGCCGGATTCGAGTTGCTGCACGATGTGGTCAAAGGCGTTCATGCGGCCTCCTTCATTCGAAGTTTCTGCTCATAACGATCAACAAGATCCTTGAAGTCCAGAAGGTCGGTTACCATTTTGTCGATGTAGTCGTCGTCGCGGTCGAAGACCTTCCACCACAATTGCTTGCCAACTGGCTCTAGAGCAGGGCAGTACAGGCATAGGTGCCAGCGCTTGCGGCCCGTGATCCACATTCCACCCTGCACCTGATCCATAACGTCGCTAGCGTCATTGTCAAACCAGAAAGAGCGCAGCTTGTCGGGTGCCACGAAGCATTTATATTCAGCGCCTTCGTCAGATCCGATAAGGCCGTCGGCGCTTGCTCCAAATACGCCATCATCTGTGACCGCAAATCCCGCCTCTTCGACAATTAGGCCCGACTCAAGCTCATGATTCATTCGGGCGTGGGGCTCCAGTTCATGCCCGCGCCTCATGGCCCATGTCTCGTGCCCCTCGTCCAGCGGCTCTCCGCTGATCCGCTCTACAGCCAGGCGAAAGGCGTAGTCCAGGGCTGCGCTAGACCAATCACCCACGGGCTCACCGGCGATGGCTTTCTGTACGGCCTCAGACCTTGGCGCAGCCTTATACCCGGCGATGTCTCTGGCCTGCGCTTCGCTCTTGCCGGACATAACAGCGTCTACATACTTAGATTGCTTTTCATCCAAGCCGTTGACCTTGGCCCGGACCATTGAAAACATGCTCGCAGTGATCACGCCAGCCCTGGCCCTATGCCATTCGGGCGACCCTTGTGGGCATTCAATCAGTCGGTAGCTCACTTGTCTCTCCCTCTACTGTATGCGCCTCAACCTCTTTCAACGCTGCGCCGCGCTGTTCCACGGCTGCCTTGAATTTGTTGTAGGCAGCCATGTCGCCCGCCTGCTTAATCTCAGCTAAGCCAGTCTTCCAGACGCCTGCCAATGCTTCGGTAGACTCGCACTTCTGCGCTTGCTCGATCCAGATATTGGCAAGTTCAGCGTCGTGCACTGGCCTGCTATCAAACTGAAGGCCTTCGCCGCCGTCGGTGTTCAGGTGATGGATGGCCTGCTCCAGGCGTTCCGTCTTGGGCCAGAACTTGTAGGCGCGCTTGACGCACGTTTTCTTGGCCATTTCGCCCCAGTCGGTTACCCAGGGGCACTTTTTCTTTTTCTCCATCCAAGCCTTCCAGGCGCTGGACCGGTCGCGGATGGCATTGACCTCATCGACGCTCATCGTCTCGGTCAAATAGTCACCGTCTGCGGTTTTGACCACGACATAGACCCCGATCGCGTCACCCCTGTTATTGGCAAAGGGGTTGTATGTATGCGTGGGTGGCTTATCGAAGCCGTTCAGCTCAAAGCGGTCGTTCGTATAGACGATCTCGGACTGCGCCCATTTGATCGTGCCCGTGGCCATAGCCAAGTCCATCAGCCCGATGTAGCTGATATCGAGGCAAATCTTGTTGTCTCGTGGCACAAGATAGGCTTGCTTCTTCGCCGGATTCAGGCTGATTCCGATGGCCGCGATGTTAGTGACCGCGTTGACCACGGATTGCCGATTCTGCAGGGCGATCTTCGTCGAGTACTCGTTTCCAGATATTGTCTGGATCGCGAACTCGGCCTCGCGCTCGAAGTTTAGGCTACGGTCGGTCAGGACGCTGGCAAAGTTCGTAGCAGCGCCGTGAACGACATTCTCAATGATCGTGATTGCATTGCTCATATCAAAACCCCGCGAATGCGCCCAGGTACAGGACGCCAATAAACCCAGCCACGAATACAGCAGCCCAACTCCAGCCTCTCCGGGGAATGTCGTGGCTGCCCTTGGCATACCCGCCTACGCCGTCGTAATCGGCCCACGTCGGGCGGCTGCGCGTGCTGGCGGTCCAGTTGGGATGTGAAAGATCGAAGCCGTTGGGCCAGTTGGATGTTTTCATTTCGCCTCCAGATGTCGGATGTCCCACCACTCGTATTCCTCGGGATCGGCTTCGTCGGCCAGTTTCTGAGCGTGTTGCAGGATGATTTCTTCCCAATAGGCGGGCGGTTTGCCCAAGAAGTCGATTTCGTTGCGTATGGCGTGCGCCAGCCCAAGCCAGACAAGCTGTGGGCAGAGGTCGACACAATCCTGATCGACGACGCCCGAGTCGGCGTCTCGCGTGATGGTCAGCATGGGAATCTCCTTTTGGGAGTCAAAATTGAGTGAGGGTGCGCAGCCAGCTTGAAGCAGCTTTCGCGTCACACGTACTAGATGTTGGATAGATTGTGGCGGGGCTAAGCTGCCACGCTGCGCACCCTCGCCAATGGGCACTTGGGTAAATACACATTGACGAAGGTGCCCTCCCGACATGCGAAGCCTGCCAGTACGTTAAGCATGGGGGAGGGCGGTTGATGGCGCCGGATGCGATCCCGGCTTGCGGCGTGGCACTGATTCCGCGCTTGTGCAGGTTCCCTTGTCGTGGCCTTGCGACCCTGCTGCTAATACCACCTACGGCAGCCGCGCACTTGTTCTGCGGCATTCCGTCTTGCTGCCAGTCGCAACCTGGCGTACTGCTTGCCATCACATGGGCGGGCCGGTCTCGAAACCGGCGTACTGTCCTTGTCAGCGTTTCTGCGCAACCTACTGACTCGGCCGGTCGAACCTCATTAACCTAACCGCCTATGTGATGGCCCTGCTTTTCGGAACCGACCCGAGAGCAGGGCAGTGGCCTGGGGTTTGGCTGGCCGGGCCGAAGAAATAAAGCGGGCTATTTGCGAGCAACTAGCCTATGCTAGGGAGCTAGGCGGCGGAACATTCTCTGCCGCCACCCATTGACCATTGGAGGTCAAAATGGATAAGCAAGGCAAAGCTCCCAAAAAGGCAAAGCCGAAAGGCCCGGCAACACCCGCTGCACCCGCATGGCCCGCACAAAACACAACGGCAGGCATTAAAAGGGCTAGCGCCGGACACGACCACAAGCCTGTGGGTCGTGGTGCGATTCGAGGGAGGTAAGCGTATCAAGTAGATTAGGCCTGGTTGTTACTGGCCGGGCCGGGTTACTTGATTAGGGCGCGGATGGCACCGGCGCACAGCCGCGCCTCTTCGTCGCAATCCTCGACATCCTCGGGAGTCATGCCTGGGGCATGCTGGCCGATGCGGGCTTCGCATGCCTGCGCCGCGTCTTCCAACACCTCCCGCACCCTCGCATCAGCGTAGGCTTTGGCCTGCTCCACAGTGATAAGGCCCGATACCGTCAAGCCTGGTGTATTGAGGTCAAAGCACTTTAGGTCCACTACTCGGCCGCCGCGCGGTGCCGTGTAGAGGTAGGCGGAGGGGGTGGGCAGCGTTGCCTTCATGGCTGTTTCTCCATTGCGGCGTCGATGGCTGCGTCTACCGTGCTATCAATCGGAACCTGCCGATCAGTCCCTTGCACCTCTAGAATGGTCCCCTCATGCGTATAGCACTCGCCTATGTACGCATTCCTCGTAAGCCAGTCATACCGGGCAGATTTACGTCTCAGCGTCTGCACCTCTGGCGATTGCAGGACGGCTTGCTCGATGGCGCGGCCCGCTTTCAACATCTCGTCCCGACTGAACATCAGCACGTCGACATTGGGGTTGATACTGGTAATGTCGGTTTCGGCTGCCAATGCGAAGATGCACTCGTCCGTCAGAATCTTGGTTTCAGTGGTCATGGTTGGCTCCCGGTAGCTTTGGCGATGGCCTCTGAAATAGCTCCCAGCAATCCATCTTTGCCGCAATTGCATTGGTTTCCCGGGTCGCCTTCGTAGTGGCTGGACACGAAACAGTTGTCACCGTGAGGCACATCTGATGCCCATGACTCGGCATGGCGCAGCGCGTTCAGCATATCGGGTGATGCTGCGAATAGGGCGGCATACGCAGCCGCCGTCTCCTCGTTTCTCGTAAGGCAGTTCCAGAAGACCTCTCCCACCATGCCGTTACCGACTTTGCGGATGTAGTAACTGACGCCTTGGTTTGATTTTTCTCGGAATACCTCGAAGGGCCCCGGCGTATGCTTGTGTTCCATCTTGTTCTCCTTGTCAGCCGGCGCGATTACTTGGCGAGCGATGCGGCGTATTCAATGAGGTAGATTTTTGGGGCTAGCCAGATCTGCAGCCAGTCGAGGCTCCACACCAAGGCCGGAAAGGCGTAGAGAACGCATAGAAAGAAGGCAACCAATGCCGACGGAGGCATGTCGTCGCCATTCCAGAAATCGGCATTGCGCCAAACTCGGACTATTGCGACAGTGACGCCAATGAATCCCGCGACGGATAGCAAAAACAGCAAGCTGGACATAGCCGCCTTCCAAATCAACAACTGCTGAATCACATCCGGCAATTGCGCTTGCAGAAACGTAGTGCCTGCGTCTATCCCTGAATTGGCCTTGCCGATTAAGTCGGCGAGTGCGGTCTGTAGTTGTTCGTTCATATGTCCTCACATGAAAATCGCAGCGCTGAAGATCAGCGGCGATGGGGTTGGGTTGGCTGGATTATTCGTATGTCCGAAACATGTTTCATCTGGCGCAGCTTTTCCGCTACGCGCTCGGCGTCTGCTTCGTCTTTCGCGTAGTACCGGCCCGAAAATTCCGGGTTGCGATATCGGATGTAATCGACTCGCCAGACCTCGGTAATTTTCATTTCGCGATCACGCCGCGCTTGGCCAGCCAGCGGATGGCGGCAGGGCGTGTCTTGAAGGTTTTGGACTGCGAGAAGGTGAGGGCCAGGAAGCCGTCGGGGGTTTCGATCAAGCCGCGACTGATCTGCTCGTTGTTGCCTTGATTGAGAGCTTGCATATCTATCTCCTTTGTCATCAGTAAGCGCCACACGTGACGCTTGCGGATAACTCCGGACACCCAGCTTCAGACGGTTCCTGCTTGCTGGCTGTCACATGGCTCTGTCGGCTCTGGCGCTTTCCATTTACTGCGCCTTCTTCGCGTCCACCCGATTGCAGCTCGGGCTAGGGCATTCCTCTTTCGAATTCATCAGTTCAGATCCCTGCTGGGGTACTGCTGATCTCGCATGGGCTTGCGGTTACTGCAATCCGCCTAAGCGGGGTACTGCTGCATCCCTATCGCCCTACTTAGCTGCCCTGTGAGGGCTAGGCTGTTCTTTGCGAGTGGTGATGCGTTGAATGAAGTATAGAAAAACTAGACTTTAATGTCAAGAAAATATTGACTTCGGATAGAAAAAATAGACTGGAGCGGGGGGGGGAATTGGGAAATTACCCGACTTGCAAGAGCTTTTCTTGTGCCGCCTCGGCATGTTCGAGCACCGCTAGAAGCAGATTCTGCCTATCGTCGAGGCCGATGTGGTCAAACAAGGAAGGGCAGACCGCCCAGGATCGGAGTGTAGAGATGGTCAGGGATAGTTGCTCAATGCCGTCTATGAGCGCGGCGGTGCGGTCATTCGGTGGTTGTACGTGGTCTTTCTTGTTATCATCCATCTCGCTATTCCTCTATAGCAAATTGCAGTTCCAACGCCCCGCGAAGGTCAGAGCTCGCGGGGCGTTTTTCGTCTGGCTGACATCCTATCAGTCAACTGTAAAAATGACAATAAATCGTTATAAATCAAATGGTTGTATTGTTTTGACTGTATAATTCAACACAAGCTCAACGATCTAATTTGCCTCCTGTAGCCTTAAATTACACTGTATAAAAACACAGTACAAGGCGTAACTGGTGGATAACCTGTGGATAGATTGCGCTGGGCCCGATAGGGTGCGGGAAACGGATAGGCGATAGGGAAAACCCTACTCAGAACGAGCGGGGCGGATCAGGGGAGGGCAGGCAAAAGAAAACCCGCCGAAGCGGGTTGTTGACCGCCCCTCGACACGAGAGGCGTTGGTGCGCAATTGACTTACTTATTGCTTTGGTGCTGCTCGGACTTTTGTCCGGGCTGAGCTTGACCGGGCTTTTGCTCGTCTTGATGCTGGCCAGTTTTCTTCTGGTCCTGCTGGCCGGGGGCTTGTTGCTTTCCGGGCTGGTTGGGTTGGTTCGATTGATTTTGTGTCATGGTAATACTCCAGTGAGTGTTCGGTCCGCGCCTCTCAGAATGATTCGGCTGCGGCTTAAGTGGTTAGGGTAGGGCAGCATGTCTGCCGGGCCGTACTGCAGCTTAATAGGGCAGGCCGGGAAATTTCTCTTTCATCAAGCGAAGGATTCGGCGGCGAACTTGTACCCGCCTTTTGCTATGGCCGATTTCGTCAGCCTGCGATGGCGGATTTGGCGGGGTATCCATATCCATCGCCTTTTGTTCGGGCTGCGGAATTCTTAAGAAGGGGAAAAGATATGTCATGATGGCTCCAAGAGCGTCCTAGCGGATTCGCGTCACATCTGAGCTAGGATTATTTCCCTTGGCGAATCATTGCGGCTTCGATGAAACCGGTGTGCAAAGGGCGCATGCGAGGTGCACGCTTTAAGAGGGGAGGAAGCTCGGCTCGGTGTGTCGTGGTGTGTCGCCGCTTCCTTAGCTGATAAATTCAGTGTGGGGCCCGCAGCGAATTAAAGATAGCGTTACTTTGTATCTCTTGTTACTGGCAAAAGAAAACCCGGCGCGGGGCCGGGCTCGGTCACCGGTGGTGGACTTCACCGGTGGTGGACTTCACCGGTGGTGGACTTCACCGGTGGTGGACTTCACCGGTGGTGGACTTCACCGGTGGTGGACTTCACCGGTAGCTGGTAAAGAAATGCTTTTAATCTTCGGAAGGCGATGTGATCGTTCGCCATGCAGAAGCGCTGCCTCGCTTGCCGGGAACTTTCTCGATCAAGCCGCGAGCTTGCAGATCAAGGAAAACCTGTTTTACGACGTTTTCTGACCCGATCCCCGTTAATTCACGAACGATTCGATTCGATATTTCCGAATTGGTCTCTAAGTATGTCATAACCACATCGTGAGGGGAGGCAAGTGGTGTATGGCGTATGTGAACGACAACGGAATTGTTTAGCTCTTCTATTTCTGGCGGCTGGAGTTGTAGCTTCTTCATCGCCTCAAAAGCTGTATTCAGGCCCTCGCCTACATCCTTGTTTGGAGGATCCGGGAATTTATTGATCAACCTCACGATTTTCGGGTTTCGTGCGAACTGCTCGTTGAGGATGTTTTCCTTCGTTATGTGGCCAGGCAGCCTCCCCGGGCTTTCTACCTCAATTCTGTTGTCAAAGATGCGAACATGAACGTCCGCGGGAACGCTGTAGTCTCGATGCAAAACGGCATTTGTGATGATCTCATGCAGCGTGTCGTCGGGGTAGGCGATCTTCTCAAGACCATTGGGCCCTAACTTGCTAATCCCTTCGACCACTTCTTTGGTCTTATTCACTGCGGCCTTTATTAGGTCGTATATACAGCCCTCAATCGTGAGCGGGTCGAAAGCTAAACTATCCCTGCTGCCACTGCCCTTCGTTTGATATCTATAGACTTTTATTGCCGATCGTTTTGGAAGAATTGCTTGTGGTTCGTCTGCGAACAACATTACCCCGGCTACAGTCGGCCCAGCAGGTATCAATAGATTCTGCTTCTTTAGCCATTCTTCCGGTTCTGACCTTGGCAGCGCGTGCAGCATGAAACTCAAGGTTGATAGAGAGTTCGTGATCACTTGCTGGCCAACGGCGACAGCGTTATCCTCAAACGAGATGACACCCTTTTCCATCTCAAGTCTACGAAGAGCGTCATTCGATTCGACTGGAAGATTCTGAGCGCCCTTTCTTACGTATGCTTTGCCATCGCTTGCTTTTACAATACCGGGCGTCTTGAATACTATGAGATGCAGAAGTAAGCCAGGCTTAGAATCGACTACCAAGAATGTAGATTCGTAGTGATTCCCAAGCGGGAGCATGTCTTCAATGACTTGGAATACTGCATTTGTGCTTTCCATGTCGTCATAGCCAGCCCAATATCGACTTTTCTCTTCTGCTTTGTCTTCGCCGATTCCGACCAATATCTCACCGCCGGCAGAATTACAAAAGGCCGAAATGGTCTTAGTGAGTTTCGCGGGCGCTATGTCGCTATGCTTGAGATCAAAGTAAGGGCCTTCTTCCGCAGAAAGGTACCGGTTCAGATCATCCTCGGTAATTCGTTTTTTTTCAGTCATCCATCAATCTCCATTACCACAGCCGCTGACTATCAGCCGGCGAGGCAGCGCCAACCCCTAAAATGCGCTCCAGGCCATCGCGCCCCAGTCCTCACATCCCCACATCAAACTAAATTCTTGTTACTTGGCGCCGAAAAGTGACCTCTCACTAAAAGATGGCTAGTCTTTTTTGATGTCCAGGCTTACCGCATCTGCGGAATGCAGGATGGCTCGTTCGAGTTTGGCCCTCTGTCCATCGTCCAGTGATCGAACCTTATTTTCGTCAATCGAAGTGAACGGCCATGCAGCGCCGACTTCGTTGGACGACTTTACATTGGCCTGGGCCGCAGTGCCTGGAAATGGCTCCCTGAACTCAGTGATCTCAGCGATCTTTATCAACTGGTCAAGGCTTGCCTCATGGTTGCCTTTTTCCCACGCCCAGACATTCCCTTTGGACATGCCCATACGATCCCCCAGTTGTTGCTGGGTGAGTTTTGCGTGTAGGCGTGCGGCCTTAATCCATCCCTTCATGTCCATATATCGAGTGTAAAGAAAATCTGTACAGATCGGGTCTATATAATCTTGACTTTAATGTCTAGAAAAACTAGACTGTGTGCATGAATACCAAACCTCAGATACATCCACTGGTAGAAGCGGCCCAAAAATTCGGCTCCGAGGCTGCGCTTGCTCGTGCTCTTGGAGTCAGTCGAGGCGCCCTTAACCAATGGAAGAAGGAAGGGCGCGAAGTGCCGGCGGAGCATGCCCCTGAAATCGAGAAACTCACCGGCGTGCCGTGCGAGAGCCTGTGCCCATCGGTTCGCTGGGCCGTGGTTCGTCGTTCCCAACTCAAAGAGGCAGAGCATGTGTAGCTGGCTGACGCTCACTCAATCGGTCTCGTTGCTGATTATCGCGGTGATCTTGTGCTTGGCGCTGAACCAAGCCCCATCCCTGTGGAAGCAGATGCGGGCGGAGCTGTCCGAGCAGTTGGATCGGAGCGCCAAGGACAGTTTCACGGGCGATGAAGAGAAGGGGACGTTCGTCATCCAATACTCGCCCGGTCTACGGCTCGTTGTTGACGACAGTGATCCCAACGAAACCAGGATCGGCATCTTTAAGGCGGATCTTAGCGCCAGGGGATCGGCATCTGAAAGCGAAGTCCGATCCGACGGTCATAACGAACTCGACCACGTCACCGGAGCCCGTAATGATTTCAACTCGCGTTGACGTCGGAACGTTGTTGTGTAGGCGGGTCGTTTTCCCGACCTGCGGTTCGATCTCATGCCATTCATCGCTCATGGCCAGTCCTTTATCGAAGGTTTCTAAGTGTGGAAGCTTCGATTCTAACGATTCAGGACTGGCCACCCTAATGCACCGTCACCGCCCCAGCGTCTCCCGCTCCCCATTGATGGTTGAGCACCAGCCGATGGTAGACCGCTTCGATGTGGTCGTCGGTCGGATCCGCGAAGGATCGATAGGCCAGATTCACGGCCCGCTCAAAAAGGCCGTCGCAAATGTATTCGTCCATCCCCAGAGTGTGGCCCAGCGACAGGGGCGGGGGAATTCGTACTTTCCGAGCGTTGTTTTTGTCCATGGCGAGACTTTAAGCCGCGCCGCGCGACAGCGAAACACTGAAATTCAGCGCAGTTCAAGGTATCCAATATGACGTGCCGATACACAAATACCGATTGGCTGGACGTTCTCTACAACAGCGTGCGCGACACAAAGGGTGGACTCGTCGACGCGGCCCGATTCTTGACAGAGCGTCGTGGAAAAAGCATCCACCCCGAAACGCTACGCGCAAGACTACGCCGCGAGAAGGGCGAGGCAATCAGTGTCGAGATGGCGTTGCTTCTGTCCGAATGGATGGAAGAGAAGGCCGGCGGAGCAGAGTATGCGCGTGACTGGTTGCAGGCCTTGTGCGCATCCGAGGGGCTGCACGTCGATGCAGTCCCGCCTGCGCCGGCTGGTGGCTGGAAATGCGAGGCAGCAGCGCTGCAATCCAAGTTCCTCGACATCAGCATGCTCATCGGTCAGATCGCTGGCGTGACGTCCGAGGCAGTTGCCGACGGCGCCATTAACCAGGCCGAGGCTGACAAGCTTGTTCCGCTGCTGCGTGATGCTCGAGTCATTCTGCACCGCATGGAGCGCAACGCGCTTCGGGCGGCGAAGGGGGAGTGATGGAGCGCCAAGTGTTCAACCTCGTGAGCCCGATGGTGCGCCGGAACGCCGCCCAGGCGATCGCGCAGGCCCCCGAAGGCTACCGCTGCGAAATCAAGCCCAAGACGCGGTCCTTGGCTCAGAACGACATGCTGTGGTCAATCCTGACGGATATCAGCCGCCAGGTCGAGTTCGTTGTCAACGGCGCCCTGGTCAAGGTGTCACCCGAAGAGGTGAAAGACATTCTCACGGCAGGCCTGCGCCGTGAGACCCGGATGGCGATGGGTATCGATGGCGGAATGGTCCTGCTGGGCCAGCGCACCAGCAAGATGACGGTTCGGCAGATGACGGAGCTTATCGAATTGGCGCATGCATTCGGCACGCAACGCGGCGTCGAGTGGTCGCCTACGAGCTTGGGGAGGGATCAATGAAGTTCTCGCTGATCTTTTTCATGCTGGCCTCAATATACGCAGCGCCACACATAGATATATGGGTGGCAATAGCGATCGGGCTGTGGTGTTTAGGCATGGCTATTTACTGTATGTGGAGGGAGGAATGAGCCTCTGGAACTCCACATTCAAGAACCCCGGCAAGCCCATGCAGCGCAAGACCGCTCTGCGCGCCGCCAAGCCGATGCAGCGCTCGAGCAAACGCAAACACAAGACCGAAGGGCACCACGACCAGAAGATGCTGGATGCCTGTCGTGGTCAGTCCTGCTACCTGCTCGTACCTGGCGTATGCCCACGCATACCGAAAGACCCGACCGTGGTCGATTGTCACGGCAATTGGGCCGATACGGGCAAAGGGATGGGGCTGAAAGCGCAAGACAAATATTCGGTGCCCGGCTGTGCGGGGTGCCATTACTGGCTGGATTTCGGAACGACCGCGACCCGCGAAGAGAAGAGGGCGGTGTTCTTTGACGCGCTGCGCCGGTGGGAACCGGTGCGGGCTGCCATCTTGGACGAATCTGACAAATGTAATTTGGCCCTGGTTCAAAATACATTTCCGCATCGCCAGGCCACTATGGATTCATCCGCACGAATTCAGGAGGTCGCATGAACGGCCAACAACTCGCCGACATTGGCATCGAGACGGCACGGCAGCACGCCGAGGCAGTGACAACCAGCTGGACGGAGCTCGTTATGGCTCGTCTGGAAGCATGGGCGCCGCGCCAGCACGAACCTTTCGCTTTGGAAGACTTCCGCTTTCACATCGAGCGGCACTTCGAAGAGCTAATCCCGCCCAGCCCGAATGCTTGGGGTGTCATAGGCCGTCTTGGTGTTAGCCGCGGCATCCTGAAGCCCACGCGCGAATACCGATCGGCGCGCAGCCCGGGCACACATGGGCATCCCGTGCCCACATATACCGCAGCCCAAAAACAAAACCCGGCAACCGCGCCAACGGTTCCGGGCCTTTCAAATGCACACGTCTGAAGGAGGTATGTGCAATGAACGCAATGATTTTAAGTGGTTATGACTACGCTTACAAGAGCCGAGGAGCGAGTCAATGAAGGCCGGGTTCGTCTACGTGATGGGCAATGCATACATGCCCAGGGTATACAAAGTCGGCGCAACGCAACGCAGCCCGCATGCTCGAGCCGATGAGCTAAGCGCCGCCACCGGAGTGCCTGTGGACTTTCAGGTGCTGGGGTATGCGGAATTTGCAGACGCATTCGCAATAGAGGCAGAAATTCATGACGTCTTCTGCTGCGAGCGTATCAATTCTGGGAGAGAGTTTTTTGAGGCTCCCTTGCAACAGTTGCTGGATGCTATCTGCGACCACCCAGATCGGTTGAGCGCATGGACAGCCGAAAAGGATGCCAGCGTGTATGAGAGGCCACTCCTGGCCGTCATGGATGGCGGGCGGGTGGCATGAATTATTACCCCCACCACATCGGAGACTTCAACAGTGCCACACGACATCTGACGCGTATCGAGCGCAGCGTCTACCGTGACCTCATGGATCTGTACTACGACACGGAATCACCGCTCACGCTCGACTTCAATGCGCTTTGCCGCCTGATTATCGCCCGCTCTGACGAGGAGCGAACAGCCGTTCAACAGGTGTTGAACGAGTTCTTCACAGAAACCAAGCATGGATGGTTTCACGATCGGTGCGATGACGAGATTTTGAAGTACCAAGCCAACATCGCAGCCAAATCAGCTGCGGGAAAGGCCAGTGCTGCACGTAGGGCACAGAAAAGCTCCCCAACGCCCAGCGCATGCGAAGCAACCGAACAAGAGGCGCCTAACGAAACCTCAACAGCTGTTGAACAGATGTCGAACGAGTGTGCAACTAACCAAGAACCAATAACCAAGAACCAAGAACCAAAGAAGAAAAAGAATACCGCGCGTGCTTCGCCCGCGCAGTCGTATTCCGAATCTGACCTGGTCGCCTTTGGCGTGGATGTTCAGGTGGCTACTGAGTTTCTGGCGCTCCGAAGGCGAAAAGGGGCCAATCTGACCCCGCTTGCGCTGAAGGGCATCCAACGCGAAGCAGGCAAGGCTGGAGTCACGCTGGAAGACGCGTTGCGCAAATGCGTCGAACGAGGCTGGCAGGGCTTTGAGGCGGGTTGGGTAACAAACGACAAGGCCGGCATGGCCACAGGAGCAACACGACATGGGAACTTTGGGCAGCAAGACTACCACGCGGGGGTTGGGTCAGATGGGAGTTTTTGAGGTTCTGGGTACCGAGGAGCGCGCTTGCGAGGCGCATGGTGCCTACGTGGCCAAGAAATATCGCTACGGGTGGTCGGGCTGTATGGCTTGCCTAGATGAAGCGCAACGCCTCGAGAATGAGCAGCGGGCTCGCCAGCAGCAGGCCGACTGGGAGCGTGCCCGGCTGCAGAACCTGTTCAACCGAGCTGCCATCCCGCCACGGTTCGAGGACCGCAGCCTGGAGAACTACGCCACCGAGCTGGACGGTCAGGCCAAGGCCCTGCGGATAGCCAAGCAGTACGCGGACACATTCGACGAGAACGAGGGCGTTAGCCTGATCTTCTGCGGTGGCGTGGGTTCCGGGAAAACGCACCTGGCTATCGGAATCGCCAAGCAGATCATGCAAGGCTACAGATCGGCCCTGTTCATGTCGGTCATGGGCGCTGTGCGCAGCGTGAAGGAGACCTGGCGCGACAGCGACATCAGCGAGCGCAAGGCGCTGCAGAACCTGATCGAGCCGGACCTGCTCATTCTGGACGAGGTGGGCGTGCAGTTCGGCAGCGATACGGAAAAGCTGATCTTGTTCGAGATTATCAACGGCCGCTACGAGAATCGCCGGTCGACGATCCTAATCAGTAACCTGGCTATGGACAAGCTCACCGAATACCTGGGAGAGCGTGTCGTGGACCGATTACGCGAGGGCGGCGGCAAGCTGGTGGTGTTCGACTGGCCAAGCTACAGGAAGCGTGCAGCATGACCGTCCAATGTATGGACTGCCAACACTTCAGCCTGCGAGACGCTGGCAAGATGGCCCGCCAGGGCTACGGACACTGCGACCTGCAGAAAAGCAAGAGCTCGTTCGAGAGCGCGGACTTCGAGCGTCAGTGCCGCGAGCATCGCCACGTCGACAGACAGACCTCGATCAGCCGCCGCGGCTGGCTGGAAGGGGAGCGCCTGAAATTCGCAAGGGAGGTGATGGGCACATGACTCTCGACCGACTGACCATCATTCTGCCCTGGCCTGATCCGGCGCTGTTCCCGAACGCGAAGGGTGGCAAGCACTGGGCTTCATTTCAAGCGCAAAAGGTGCGCGCCCGCCAGGACGGCTACTTCGCTGCCAAGCAGGCCCTGGGCGCCAACACCATCGCGCTCACAGAGCGAACGCCGGTGAATGCCCTGTTCGTATTTCCGGACCGGCGCAACCGCGACATCGAAGGATGCATTGGGGCCATCAAACACCACATCGACGGCGTGGCGCAGGCTTTGGGCGTTGATGACAAGCTATTTCGACCTTGGACGCTCGACGACGCGCTAGACGCCCAGGGCAGGGGATTCGTAAAAGTGGAGATAGGCCAATGAACAGCTACGAACTCAAGAAAGCAGCCATCGAGAAACTGCACGCAACGACAGGCAAGAAGCTGTCGTCAACTGCGGTCATGCTCGATATCTGCCGAGCCATAGGCCGCCATCCGAAGGGCGGGCTGACCCCAGCGCAGATTCTGCGTGACTACCTGGGCATCAAGGACGAGCAGCCCGCGAACGCCGTGGTTGCGCCCTACAGGCCGCCGTTTCGCCCGATGCGCGCGCCGAGTCATCCACGCCTAGCCGACATCCAGCGGGCACAGCCGCCGATGATGACGCCGACAGGTACCGGGAACTGGAACCAGTACACGAGTTACATGATGGGAAATGGGAGGGCGCGCTAATGCGCGAGATCACCGCCGAAGACCTGCTCTGGAACTGGGCCCGCTGGTGCTGGTCGGGGGAGACGGTGGGGAATATGACGCCCTACGTCTCATGGGAGGACGACCACCGGCCGATAAACCACGAGCATGCCCAAATCGTGGACGAAATGCACCGCGGCTTGCCGCACCACGAAGGAATGGTCATCACCGCCGAGTATCCGCAGAAGAACGCAATGTTCGGGGAGCTGCACGCTCGGGCGCGCCAAGAATCTGCCCGGCGCTGGATAGGGCAGGTTACCGACGTCTGGCTAACCGAGCATGAGTACCTGCTGTATTTGGGCCTGTTTAAGAATCAAGTGGAGCGGAGGCTGCTTTGAAGTATGCGAAAGAGGTTATTGACTTGATGGCAGCCTACCCAGGGCGCAAGTTCAAGATGCGCCATATCGTCAATTACGTGGCGCCAGGGGCGTCGACGCGTCAAAAGGCGTCGATCAGGGAGGGGGTTCGGCGCGTGGTCCTGGCGCTGGAGGAGTCGGGCCAGATTTCCAGCACAAGAGAAGAGGTGCCGAATGGATCGGATGCTGAATACTGGTGGAAACCGCAACATCAAGAGCTTTCAACCCGCAATGGAAACCGCCATAATATCCCCCAGGACAATTGCGCCTATAGCTTTTGAAGCTCCGCCACGCGCGGGGCTTTTTGCCGTTTGTCTCCTCCGCTGCGTTCCCCCGCAGTAACTCGCGGCCCTGCTGTTTGACAACGGCAGGGCTGCTCTCTTTTTGGAAATCTCGTAATGGCTGGTGAGGAAATAAAGAAATTCGCCATTGCCCACGTAGGCCCAGAAGGTCGCGTAGCCTTGTGCGAGATATTCGGCGACGTGATCGAGGCTGAGAGCTGGAAGGAGGCACGCAAGCGCGTTCCGGCTGGAGGCCTTGCGGATCGGCCGGGCTATGGGGGCGAAGTGACTGAAGGCTGGAATGGATAACCGGTGACGGATGGGGCATACTGTAGCTTCTTATTACAATAGGAGCGAGCAGCATGGCACTATCAGGATTTTTTCGAATCGATTTTGGCGCAGCTCTGCCTGGTGCCCCAGGCGTAGTGGTGGTAGAGAATGGGATGGTGCGTGGAAGTGATGGAATATTCCTGTTTTCAGGAACATTCAGTGACGGAGACGGACGATGCCGAGCTGTCGTCAATGTGAAATCGATTAACGGATCGCCGCTGACGGTTTTCAATACGCATCAAAGCTCATTTCAACTGGGGCTAGAAGGACAGGCAGATGACAGTTCTTTCGTCCTCAAGGGCGGCGGCCCGGTACAAGGGCAGATTGGCATCACCATATCAGGCCGCAAGATTGCGGATTTGAATTTTTAACGACTGAGCACAACATCTTCTCACCGCCTTCGGGCGGTTTTTATTTGGGGCAAAGATAATGGCGCTGACAGCGAAACAGCGCCGCTTCGTGGAAGAGTACCTAGTGGACTTGAACGCCACGCAAGCGGCGATCAGGGCGGGGTACTCGAAAAAGACAGCCCGACAGATAGGCGAAGAGAACCTGTCAAAACCTGACATTGCTCAGGCGGTGCAGGCAGCTCAGGCAAAGCGGTCTGAGCGTACCGAAGTCGATGTCGACTACGTCGTCAAGCGCATGGTCGAGATCGATCAGATGGATGTCCTGGACATCATGACGGACGGCATGAGCCTGAAGCCGGTCAGTGAATGGCCGCGCGTATGGCGCCAGTACTTATCAGGATTTGATCTAGCCGAAATGTTCGAGGGCCGCGGCGAGGATCGCGACATGGTCGGTATCCTCAAAAAGATCAAGTGGCCCGACAAGATCAAGAATCTGGAGCTGCTGGGCCGGCACTTGGGCATGTTCAAGGTTGAGCACACGGGCGCAGGCGGCGGGCCTATCCAGCATGTGACGATGACTCCTGATCAATTCACCTCCCTAGCGCAGGAGATGCTCAACAAGGTGTGACGCCATGAGGTTCAACGAACTGACCGATCACGAGCGGTTCGTTGGGCGCACTCTGGCCAGAGAGGACCTGTACTACTTCTCCCGGTACATGTTTCTGGCGCGGCGAAACTTTGCGTGGCTGCGCTCGGATCACCACCAGGTCATTTGCGACGCACTGATGCGTGTGTATCGGGGCGAGTGCAAGCGGCTCATCATCAACGTGCCGCCGCGGTACTCGAAGACCGAGTTGGCCGTGGTCAATTTCATGGCCTGGGCGCTGGGCCGGCACCCCGATGCGGAGTTCATCCACACGAGCTACGCGGCCACGCTGGCCGTGCAGAACGCCGCCAATGCGCGAGAACTCGTCAAGCACGAGGAATACCAACAGATTTTCCCCGGCGTCGGGATTCGTGCCGACAGCAACGCCAAAGGCGACTGGCGCACGACAGCGGGCGGCGTGGTCTATGCGGCGGGCTCGGGCGGCACGATCACCGGCTTCGGCGCCGGCAAGGCCAGGCCTAGTTTCGGCGGCGCCATCATCATCGATGACCCGCACAAACCCGACGAAGCGACTTCGGAGGTCATCCGCCAGGGCGTCATCGACTGGTTCCAGAACACGCTGGAGTCGCGGCGCAACAGCCCGGACACGCCGATCATCGTCATCATGCAGCGATTGCATGAGGAGGACCTGGCCGGCTGGCTGCTGGCCGGCGGCAACGGGGAGACCTGGGAGCATGTGTGCCTTGAGGCACTGATCGACGAGGATCTGCCCACGGAGCGGGCGCTGTGGCCGGCCAAACACACCGTGGCCGACCTGAAGCGCCTCAAAAAGGCCAACAGCTACGTTTTCAGCGGTCAGTACCAGCAGCGGCCCACGCCGAAGGGCGGGGCGATCATCAAAGGGGAGTGGTTCCCGCGCTACCGTGTGGTGCCGCCCCTGCTGTGGCGCGCCGCCTACGTCGATACCGCCCAAAAGGCCAAAGAGCACAACGACTACACCGTGTTTCTGCATGCCGGCATGGGTCAGGACGGCCGCGTATACCTGCTGGACTGCGTGCGTGACAAGATGGACGCCGTCAAGCTCGAGCAGACTGCCCGCGATCTGTATGCCAAATGGAAGTTGGCCAAGTCATACCAGGGCAAGGCCTTCCGGTATTACGCCATCGAGGACAAGTCCAGCGGCACGGGTCTGATCCAGCAACTCAAGACGAAACACACTATCCCGGTCAAGGAGCTGCAGCGCCTGCGCGGACAGGACAAGTACAGCCGGGTAATGGACATTCAAGGGCACTTAGAAAGCGGATTTGTCTGCCTACCGGAGGAAGCACCCTGGGTGGCGGACTTCATTGCCGAGTGTGAGGCCTTTACCGCCACTGACAGCCATGCGCACGACGACCAGGTCGATGCGCTGGCTGACTGCGCTGCTGACATGCTCGGCGGCAACGACATAGAACGATTCCTGGCGCTATCACAATGACGACACTGAAACTGGACGGCTACGAAAGCGCCCTTATCGGACACCGGCGCCTACAGATGGGTGCCGGCGTGCTCAGCGCCAGCATGCTGTACGCGCAGGGAGGTCTGTACGGACGCGTCATCGACAAGCCCGCGGACAAGGCCGTGGCCCGGGGCGTCGAGATCGAGGGTGACGATGGTCGCCTGCAGGCAGAACTGGACCGCCTGAAGGTCATGCCTGCGCTGGCCGACGCGTTGCGCTGGTCGCGCCTGTCGGGCGGAGCGGGAATCGTCATCATCGCTGACGATGGCGCGGTGAACACGCCGCTCAACCCTGAATCTATCGGCGAAATCGCAGAACTGCGCGTTTTCGACATCGAGGACATCAGCGCCGACGAACGCCGCTACAGTGACCCGCGCCAAGCCAACTTCGGAATGCCCGAGTTCTACCGCGTGCACACGGGCAGCGCGACCTTTGTCGTGCACGAAAGCCGCCTGGTAGAGGTGGGTGGAGATCCGCTGCCGGCCAAGCTGAAGACGCGCGGAATCCCTTGGCAGGGCCGATCAGTCGCCGAAATGGCGTTTCCTGCGGTCATGCGTTTCCAAGAGGGCGTGCGCTTGGCCGTATCTATCCTGCAGCGGAAGCAGCAGGCCGTTTACGGCATGAAAGGCCTGGCCGACATGATCCAGAACGATCTGGAGCCCGTCGTACAGAAGCGCATCAACCTCGTCGACGCGGTGCGCGGCGTGCTCAACACGGTCGCAATCGATAGCGAGGATGAGTACGACATCAAGGACATGAACCTGTCCGGCGTCAAGGACGTGCTGCAGGAGCTGCAGGTGGCCTGCTCGGCTGATACGGGCATGCCGGTAACGATTTTGTTCGGCCGCTCACCTGGCGGCTTGAACGCCACCGGCGATGCAGACTTTGACGGCTACCACGAGATGATCGAGGGAGCCCAGCGCACGCGGCTCACGCCTGCTCTGGAGCGGATTGTGTCGCTCATCTATGCCCAGCGCTCGTTCTCGAATCCGCCCGAAGACTGGTCTATCAAGTGGCCAGCGCTCGAGTCCCCGACCGACAAGGAGTCGGCCGAGGTCAGGAAGACCAACGCCGAGGCCGAAGCGAGGGAAATGGAAGCTTTGGACAAAGCCGTAGGCCTCGGGCTCGTCAGCGAGGAGGAGGCGCGCGAGTACCTGACCGAGCTTGAGCGCTACGGATTGGAAAAGGACGATGGCCCAGACAACTCAGCGCAGTACGCGGCCGCCACGTAAGCCGCGCAAGTGGCTGCGGCCCGCGTCGATCGAACGTGAGTACGTGCGATATCTGCGAGACATCGCTAGGGACGTAAACGGCGCCATCGAGGCGAAGATTATCCCTGTGCTGAGCCAGCTACGACAGGACGATTGGCGTGACATCCCTGAAAGCACGGGCTGGTACGAGCGGCTGCGCTTGGCCGTGGCCGATGCCGCGGCCCTGGTTACGCTGCCGGCACTGGTCGAGACTGTTTCGCGGTTCGGCCGCCGGGTGGATGATTTCAACGCCGCCCAGTTCCATGCCATCCTGCGCGCTGCTTATCGGGTCGATATTTTTCAAGCTGAGCCCTGGCTGGCTGAAGTCCTGAGCCAGTTCGAGGCCGAGAACATCCGGCTTATCCGCTCCATACCCCAGCAGGCCCTGGACCGTCTGCATGGCAAGATCGTCCAGGCGGTGCGCAATGGGACGCCCACGGCTCTGCTGCGGGACACAGTGCGCGAGGAGTACGGAATCACCCTCAGACGCGCCGAACTCATCGCCCGAGACCAGATCGGCAAGTTGAACGGCCAGCTGACCGGCCAGCGGCAGCAGGGCATCGGCGTGACTTCCTACAGGTGGCGCGGCAGCCTGGACGAGCGCGAGCGCGATGAGCACGTCGCGCGCGAAGGGCGGGAGATCGCTTGGGATGACCCTCCCAATGACGGGCATCCGGGTGAACCCATCCAATGCCGATGCTGGGCCGAGCCGATATTGCCGCTGCTTGAGGACATCGAGGGCCTGGTCTACACCGACCCGATGCCGGCCAGGGGCTTTACCCGAACACGATTAGGAATACCGCCATGACTATGCGCTACGACCGCGTGCCCATCAAGGCAACGCGAAACGACGCTGGCTACATCGTCGATACGCCCGTTCTGACCAGGACGGGCGTTTTTGTTTACCGGGACCCCCAGGGCCAGGAGCGCCGCGAGTATCGGCCGCCCGAAGTGGTCTTTGCCGCGGATTCGCTTAACGCCTACAAGGGCATCCCCATCACCGACGGGCATCCCGGCAAGGTCACCAGCAAGAACGTCAAGCAGCACATCGTCGGTACGGTGATGTCCGAGGGGCGTCAGGATGGCGACGATCTTGCGGCCGACATTGTCATTCACGACCCATCGCCCGTGGAGGCCGGAAAGAAAGAGCTGTCCTGCGGGTACGAGGTGACCTTCGACGAAACGCCCGGCGTCTCGCCACAGGGCGAGCGCTACGACGCGATCCAGACCAGTATCAAGCCAAATCACTTGGCCCTCGTTTTACGTGGTCGGGCAGGCAATGCCCGGCTGAATCTCGACGCTGCCGACGAGGCGGCCAACCACCAAGAGGAACCATCCGCTATGGATAAGATCCGTCTCGACAGTGGCCTGTCCTACGAGGCAGCGCCCGAAGTCATTCAAGAAGTTAACCGGCTGCGTCAGGACTTGACCGCGGCCAACGCCGACAAGGACAAAGCCGAGGCTCGCGCAGATACCGCCGAAGCCAAAGTGACGGAGCTCGAAGGCCAAATTGAGCAGGTTCGCCAAGACGCCCACGATGGCGCAGTGGCGCGCCTGAAGCTTGAAGCCCAGGCTAAAGAATTGGGCGTCGAGTTCAAGGCCGACGCCAAGGACCGAGAAATTCAAGAAGCGATCATCAAGAAGGTGCGGGGTGACAGCTTCAAGATGGACGGCAAGAGCGACGACTACGTAGCTGCCGCATTCGATCTGGCCATTGCCGAGAAGCAGGTCCGCCAGGACACCGTTGCCGCCACGCGGCAGGCGATGAATCAGGACGGCGGCAACCAAACCGATCAACCCATGTCTGCAAGCTCGGCTCGCGCCAAGTACGTGGCCGGCATCCGCAAGTAATCCCAAGGAGTTCTCATGTACGACGATCAAATGGACATTGCCTTCGCGGGCATGAAGGCTGATTCGGGCGACGACCGCGTCGAATCCTTCCCGGTGGGTGCTGACACGCTGGCTTTCGGCGTCGTGACTGGCACCGACGCCAACGGCCTGCTGGTGGCGGGCCCCGGTACGAAAGTGCGCGGCATCACGGTGCACAGCCACGCGGTCAAGAACGCCACTTATGTGAAAACGGAATGTGCCTCGGTCATGACTCGCGGCTTGGTCTGGGCTGTCGTGACTGACGAGGGCGAGGTAACTGAGGACGGCCCAGTCTCTTACGCTGCCAACGGCACGGTAGCCGACGCGGGCGCCAACGTTCTGCCAAATGCGGTTTTCCGTAGTGGCCTTGTTTCGACGAGCTTCTACGGCGATATCGCGCTCGTCGAACTGCACAACCCGTTCTCCGAGACCGACACGGTCAGCGGCGGCTGATAAACCCGTAATTTCGCAAAGGAACACACATGGAACATATGCACTACGATGCGGCGGATGTGCCCGCCATCATGCAGTTTGCCGTCCAAAGTCAAGTCACGTTGCGCGAGGACGAAGGCATTTTCGCTGCCCGTCAGCTGGACTACGTCAAGGCCCGCACCTATGACCGCAAGCTGCCGGTCATGCGGGCGCTGGAACTCGTGCCGACGTCGTCGGACACCCCCGAATGGGCCGAAACCATCACCTATCGGTCCTTCGATATGGTGGGCATGGCCAAGATCATCGCCAACTACGCCGATGATCTGCCGCGCGCCGATGTCTCGGGCAAGGAAACCACGGTCCCCGTGCGCACCCTGGGCGACAGCTACGGCTACAACATCAACGAGCTACGCGCCTCGACCGCCTTGGGAGCTCGCCTCCCCGAGCGCAAAGCCACCGCGGCCCGCCGTGCTATCGAGGTTAAGCAGAACCAGATCGCCATGGTGGGCGACACCCAGTACGGTCTGTACGGCATCACCAATCACCCGAACATTGGTACCACCGCGGGCCTGACTGGTAACTGGGCCAACGCCGGCACCACCGCCGCACAGATCGTCGCCGACGTGGACATCTTGTATGCCGCCGTCACCACCCAGTCCAAGGACGTGCACACGCCTAATCGATTGGCGATCCCGTCGACCGCGCTGGCAGCGATGAAGCGCAAGTATGTAGCCGACACTGGCGGCAAGTCGGCGTACACCGTGGTGCGCGAGAACTATCCCGACCTGCAGATCATCGGCATGTCCGAGTTGCAGGACGTGAATGGCTCGTCGCTGTCCATTATCGGCGAGTTCAGCGAGGAGAACGCGAGCCTGGAGTTGGTCATGCCGTTCAACCAGTTGCCCGCGCAAGCCCGCAATCTGGAACTCGTCGTGCCGTGCCTGGCGCGCACCGGCGGCGTTTCCGTTCACTACCCGCTGGCCTTCACCAAGGCCGTGGGCATCTAAGGGAGAAGATACATGAAAGTGACCAATCCGAATCCCTGCCTCATCAACGTCGCTGTCGATGGTGACTACGTGCGTATCGGCCCGGGCCGGACGGCGGACGTGCCCAAGGAGGCGGTCGAGAGCCTGCTCAAGTCCGGTGCCCTGGTGCCTGCCGGCCGACAAGCCGCCTCAGAACCTGAATCTGAAGCGCAGAAATCGCCCTCCGAGATGCGCGCCGGCGAGCTCAAGGCCGAACTGGATAAGCTGGGTGTTGAGTACGCGGGAAATGCCAGCACGGAGGTCTTACGCGGCCTGTATGAGGCCAAACTGGCCGAACCCAAGGAGTAGTACCTATGTCGGCTACCGTCGAGGATCTCGATTTCCTGGCCCCGGCGGTGGCCGGCATGCCAGAATCGGACAAACTGAAGGCGCTGGAGATGGCCGAGGCCTACCGGCCGGCTTGCCTGCCGGAGGCCAAACAGGACAAAGCGCAACTGCTGTACGCGGCTTGGCTGCTGTATGGTCGCCTCCAGCAGCAGGAAAGCGGAGTCGTGCTTGCCGGTGTGAAAAGCTTGAAAGAGGGCGACTTGGCCGTGACCTATGGCACCACTGCGGAAACCAGCGATCCGCTGGACTTCTACGGGCGTTGGAAGGCCCTCAGCGATCTTTGCGGTTACGGCGCCATCACCGTCGGCCCATGGCGCCGCAGGTGCTGCTGATATGCCGGTCAAAGTCATAGACCACGGCCTTGATAAGATGGTGCGCCGGGCGGATGCCCTGCACGGGTCTGGTGTCAAAGCGGGGATCCTCGCTGGCAGCGGTTCGCAAGACGGCGTCGACATGGTGGACATCGCCGTGTACAACGAACTGGGCACGGCGAAGATCCCCGCCCGGCCGTTCATGGGTGACGCCGCGCAGAAGTATCGTCGAGATATTGGCACGGTAATGGACCATCTGGCGCGTAAGGTAGAAGATGGAGCGGACCCGGATGCCGCTCTGCAGACACTAGGCCAGTGGTATCAGGGCCGCCAGCAGGCGCATATCCGGTCTGGAGAGTTCAAGCCGAACGCGCCGGCCACCATCAAGAAGAAGGGCAGTAGCGTGCCGCTGGTCGATAAAGGCCGGCTGGTGAACTCGGTGCGTTACGAGGTGGTGAAGAGATGAGCTTTCGTAAGCCACAGACCATAATCACTCGTCAGCCCGGCGGCTATGTCAATGGCCGTTGGGTGGACGGCTCCGAGAACCCGCCCTCGACCATCCTGGCAAGCGTGCAGCCCGCGACCGCGAGCGACTACGATCAAATGCGGGCAGAACCAGGCGGGAGGCGGATTGAGCGCATGGTGCGCGTGTACACCAATGCCCGCATTGATGTGGCTGGCGAAGGCAGCGCCAACGGTGCAGTGCTCCTATGGGAAGGTGAGCGCTACTTATTCGTGGCTGTAAGCCCCTGGCGCTCCACCGCGCTGGCTCATTATCGGTACCTTGCGGCGTTGGAGGCCCCAGATGACGATGCATGACGACTTTTATACGCTGGTCGACGCGGCAACCAGTCACCAAGTTGTGTTTGCCAATGAGAACGGCAAGCGGCCGGAGCGGCCTTTTATCACCTTGCAGGTCAGTGTAGGGGCTCCGCAGCCCATCCACCGCGGCCCCGTCGATGATGACGGACTACAAAGAATCTCGGCCCATCGACCAGTGACTGTGCAGCTACAGTGCTATGGCGCGGGAAGTTGGGGCGTTCTGGACGAGTTGCAACTTAAGCTGTACACCGACAGCATGTCGGACCTGGCGGAGAGCCTGAATATAGCCTTGCAGCGCGAGCCGCGCTTGCAGGATGTGCCGGCACTGCTGGACGATACAAAGTACGAGTCTCGGGCCATCTTAGATCTCGAGGCGATGTACACCGCAGGCATCGACGACGACGTCGGCTACATCGAGACCGTCAACGGAACCATCGAAACAACGCCCGGCATAGCGCCGGAACTAGATTTCACAATGACACTGCCTTAGCGCAGATCTGCATTCACTATCAGCCGCCTTCATTTGGGCGGCTTTTCTTTTGGAGCCACAGAAATGGCGAAACTGGACCGCATAGTCAACGCGCAGATAGCTCTGCGCACCACGGCCATCACCGAATTGTCGTTCTCCGACATGCTCATTTTGGGCAGCCACGTGCTGTCGACCAACCGCGCCATGGTGATCACTGGCGCAGACGAGCTGCTGGACATGGGCTTGTCGTCCACTGATCCGCTGTATTTCGCCGCCCGCGACGCCTTTGCGCAGATCCCTGCGGTGCGCCAGGTCTATATCGGCCGCCGCCAGATTGACGAGGTCAATGTTACGGTGACTCGGGCCGCGCAGGCCGATTACACAGCCACCTTGGCTTGGCGCGACGGTACGGGTACCCAGCAGACCGCCACGGCGATATATTCTGGGCAGGCCGGAGACGACGCCGAAGGCATCGCCACCGCGCTGGCCTCGGCAATAAACGGCACAGCCGCGCCCGTTACGGCCACCGCGACTGGCGCTGTTGTGACCATCGAGAACGACGTGGCGGGCGCCGCTATGGGCGTGAACGTGGCAGGCAATCTGGAACTTGCCATTACATCCAGTACAGAGTCGATCACCGATGCGCTGGCGGCGGTTTCGAACGGGCCCTTCAACTGGTATGGCTTAGTGATCACCAGCCGTGATGCTGCCGACGTGAAAGCGGCGGCCGCCTGGGCCGAGACCAACGAAAAGCTGTTCGGTACTGCCTCGGCCGATCCTAACATCATCGACTCGGGGTCTTCGAACGATATCGCCAGCGACCTGATGGCAAACCAGTACTTCCGCACGTTCGGCTTCTATAGCGCAAATGCGGCGACCCAGTACCCCGAGGCGGCAATCATGTCGTCGATGTTCACCTACTATCCCGGGCAGGAAAGCTGGGCACTTAAGAAGTTGGCGGGCATTGTCTACGACGAGCTGACCGAGGGTCAAGCCATCACCGCTCACAGTAAGAACTTCTCCACGTTCGAGCTCTTCCGCAACTTCGCGGTCACTCAGGGCGGCAAGGTGGCAGCGGGCGAGTGGATCGATGTCATCCGACTGCGTGACCAGCTAGTTGAAAGCATCCGTGTTTCGGTGGTGTCGGCGATGATCAATGCCGATGGCAAGGTGCCGTACACCGACGACGGCATTCAGGCAATTGGCAATGCCATGCGCGCGCCGCTGGATCTAAATGTGCGCCGCGGCGGCATCGCGCCTGAAGAGCTGGACGAGAACGATCGCGTCATCCCGAGCTACACGATCTCGCTGCCGCGCTCCAGTCAGGTGCCGTTCAACGATAAGGCCAACCGCGTGCTGAACGACGCCAAGTTCACTGCGCGCCTTGCCGGCGCCATCCACGTGGTCAACATCAACGGCAGCTTGAGCTACGCCCTTTAATCAAAGGAAATCGAAATGGCAGGTGATATCAAGACCTACTCCGCTGACCGCGTGAAAATCATTGTCGGCGCCCATACCATTACGGGCACCGCCGACGGTACATTCGTGACCATCGAGCCGTTGGGTGACGGCGTGACAAGCGAGGCGGGCGCCTACGGCGACGTTGCGCGTTCCATGAGCCTGGATCCTCGGCACACGATCAACACCACGCTCCAGCAGACGAGCCGCTCCAATGACGTCCTGTCCAGCCTTGCGGATGCCGACCGGCTATCAGGCGGCAACGGCGCATTCCCGATCACCATTACTGACTTGCGCGGTGGGACGCTGTTCGCTGGTACCGGATGGATCGTCAAGAAGGCTACGGCGACCTTTGCCAAGGGCCTAGAGGCCAAGGAATGGCCTATCGAAGCCGTTGGTCAGTTTACCAATGGAGGTAACGACTGATGGTCAAGCCCGTCGAAGTCACGGTCAATGAGACCGTGTTTTTCATCACACCCATGGATGCCTTCGAGGCGTTGGCCGTCTTCGGGGACCTGCAGAAGGACATTCTGCCAGCCGTCGGCGATCTCATTGCCGCCGTTGCCAAGGAAGAGGGCGACAAGGCCGGTGATGAGGCCGCCATGGCGCGCGCCATCCAGAAGCTATCCGAGAAGCTGGACGGCAAGCAGCTCACGCGCTGGGCGGACCGCCTGCTGACCAAGGACAGCATCACTGTCGAGATCAACGGCGCCGACCTGCCGCTGGACGCTGCCGCGAAGGCGATGGCGTTTCGCGAGTTTACCGACGTGCTGGAGCTGCTGTTCCATGTCATCAAGGTGAACTTCGCCGGCCCTTTGGCGCGATGGCTCAGCCGTACTGGTCTGGGCCTGAACCAACTGCAAGCCGGCCTGTCGGACGCTATCGGCCGGAAATAGAGGCTGAGTTCGTCATCTGGCGCCCGGTGTTGGCCGGCAAGGCTTCTGTCGGCGAAATCCGGCGCCGAGAGGTGTTGCTGGTCGACCTCATCAAACTGAATCACCTTCTGGACGCCCAGGCGGCGGCTGAAGAGGCCGCATACAAGGCAAAGACATGACCATTGTTCGCGAACTGGTGACGCTACTGCGCTACCAGGTGGAAAACTCGGGTCTGCGCACCTATGCCCAGCAAGCGCAAAACGTGGGCCGGCAAGTGTCTGGCGTAGGCCGGGCCGCGATGCAGGGATGGCGCGAGGGGACTCGGGAAGCGCTTGCCGCTTATGGCCTGGTCCCTGGACGGATCATTCAGGGAATTCGGGAGCAGAGAAGGCTGAATGCCGCCACGAGAGGAACCGTTGACGCATACGGTCGCTTGCGGAACACTCAAGGTCGCTTTGTGGCCGGCCAGCGTCGTGCGGTGCGGAATGTCCGTGAACTCAACGCGGGTTATTCAAAGATTAGCGGCTACGTTCGAACCGCCGTCGCGGCCCTCGCCTCCATTGGCACGGTGCGCCTCGCCGACGAGTGGGCGGGCGTCGAGGCCCGGGTAGGGCTAGCCACGGACAGTATCAACGATCAGCGTCGGTCGCTTGAGCGCCTATACGGCCTGGCCCAGGACAATGGCCAGGACTATCTGGCTACGGGCGATCTGTTCACGGCTATTCAACGCAACCGAAAGGAACTCGAGCTTCAGGTCGACCAGTCCTTGCAGTTGACCGATATCGTTGGCAAGCTCATGGCCATCGGCGGCGGCTCGTCGTCGAGTCAGCAGGCGGCCCTGGTGCAGCTCGGCCAGGCCTTGGGCTCCGGTGTGTTGCGCGGCGATGAGCTGAATTCCATTCTCGAGCAGGCACCGCGGCTGGCTCAGAGCATTGCCGATGCGTTCGGCGTATCGGTCGGACAATTACGTAAGCTCGGCTCGGAAGGTAAGCTCACCAGCAAGGAGCTGGCGGCAGGCCTGCTCAAACAGGCGGAAAGCCTGAATGAAGAATTCGAGCGCATGCCGAAGACCTGGGGTCGGGGCTGGACGTTGATCCGAAACTCATGGGGCCGGATTGTCCATGAGTTCAACAAGGGCTCGCGCGCCAGCGAGCGCTTCTATTCGGTCGCCAAGCTCATCGCCGACGAGATGCGAACCATCGTCAAAGTCTTGGGCTTCGCCGGCCTGACGTGGGGCCTGACCAAGCTTACCCAGGCAGCAGGGGCATTTCGGTTGGCAACCTTGGCCGCTCTGGCCCCTCTGCTGCGCATGGCGGCACTGCTGGGCGGCCTCTATCTGATTGGCGAGGATCTATTGGTCTGGTCTCAGGGTGGTAGCTCCCTGTTCGGCCGTTGGTTTGGCGAGTACAGCCAGTGGCAGGGCACCATTGATGGCGTGAAAGAGTTTCTGACCTACATCAAAGACATGCTCGGCGGCTCCAACGATGAACTGACCGCTTGGCTGAAAAAGTGGGGCGCAATCACGCTGGCTGCTTACGCCCTATGGGTGGTCTTGTCGCCGATTCGCCGACTGCTGTGGTGGGTAGGCGCGTTGGCTTTGCCGCTCATCGCCAAAGAGTTGCACCTGATCGCCGCCACGCCCTTGGGCAGGTTCCTTGCTTTCTGGGTCGCGGCGGTGCTCGCGCTGAAGTGGATCTATGATAATTCGGACAAAATCGCCGGCAAGATCGAATCTGCGTTCGGGGTGACCTTTGACCGCCTGAAGCAGAAACTAGAGGACATGGTTCCGGACTGGATCAAATGGGCAATGCGGAACATTACTGGCGGCAGTGTCGGCGCCGAATGGGCGGACGGCTTGAAAGACAGCATCCTGGGACCCCTGAACGAGCGGGCCAGACGTGGGATGGGCACTCCACAAAGCTTCCGAAGCGGAGACTCGACGATCAACCAGGACATCACCATCACGGCACCCTCGAGCAACCCAGCGGCGCTCGCTCGGGCGGCTGGAAACGAAGTCGGTCGCCGTACAGAAGCGGCCGTTCGTACTGGCTGGAGGGTGCCCAATGTGGAGGCTATGGCTTAGAATGTAGCGAAAATTTACATTTGGGGGCCATGATGAAGATTCTGGCGGGCGACTTTAAGCGCAAAACAGCACACGTCAAAAGCAAGAAGTTCGTGTTCGAAGGCTTGTTTTCCAAAGACTCTGTTCTCTTTGCTGATATCGAAAGCATTGACGTGGAGGCACAAGACAGCCAAACAAGCGGTGGCTTGGGTACCGCTGCGGCTGGCGGGTTGTTGTTTGGCGGTGCCGGCGCAGTTGTAGGGGCAATAGTCGGACGTGGGGCCAGGAAGGAAGTGACGGCATCCATTCGATTCTTTGATGGCCGCAGGATCTTGGCGACCTTCAGCCCTGACGAAATGAACATCATCCGAGCAGCTCTGTTTGATGTTCAAGACTTAACCGTCGAAGAGCGTCGGGAGAAGAGGGCGGCCGCTGTGGCCAAGAGCAAAGAGCGGCAAGACGTGGTCAACGAGTGGGTCGGAAAGATCGGCGCGAGCTTCTTGATCGCGGGGCTCATCTACTTTCTTGTAACGTGATGGATTTCAACAAATCGGTATGGCCGCCTTCGGGCGGTTTTTTAATGGACGCTCGAAATGGCATTCCTTTCTCTCCTTTTCGGCCTTGGCGGCGCCCAATCGATGATCGGAAGCGTCCCGCTCGACGCATTGCTGATCGAAGACACCGAGCTGGCGGCGAACATCAGCCAGTACCCGGTCGAAGATGGAACGGTCATCAGCGACCACATCACACGCGAGCCGGAACGCTTGGCGGTGTCTGGAGTGGTCACGGCGGCCGGCATCACCATGTTTGGGGCCGGCGGTCGCTCCAAGCTCATCGCCACGAAGGAGGCCTTGCGCCAGATCCATGAGCAACGTTTGCCAGTCACCATCGTGACCGGCATGGATGTGTACGCCGATTACGCCATGTCCAACGCGAAAATGTCGCGGACCAATGAAGGCGAAAAACTCACTCTTGACTGCGAGTTTCAGAAGATCGAGAAGGCTCAACTAAAGCAGGCGGACATCCCGCCCGAGAAAGTATCGGGCCAGAAAGGCCAGGGCACCAACGGCAAGGCTGGGCAGACGGCAGCCAAAGGCGGCAAGGTGGACAGCTCTAGCGTGCCGCAGACCAACCAAAGCACGCTCGACGAAATGTTCAGCGGAAAGATCGGCCCGAATGAGAGTCGAACGCAGTTTGGCAGCGAGGTGGTAGCGACATGATTCCCATCCCTTTCATCGACCAGAACAGCTTCATTATCGAAGCCAGTCTGGACGACACTACCTACTTCCTGCGATTTGACTGGAACAGCGAGGCCCAGCTATGGACGATGGCCATACAAGACGCTCGTTCGGAGGCGGTGCTTCAGGGCGTTGTCCTGGTTCCCAACACGCCACTGCTCGACCAGTTCCGCCACCTTGCAGTGCCGCGCGGCGAGTTCGTCGTCTACGCCCAAGACGACAATCTACAGATTGGCCGTGACACGCTCTTGACGCAGTCCGCCACGCTGTATTACCTGACGGAGGCCGAAGTTGCCGCGCTTCAATCGTGATTACCGGCTACTCGTGGGGCCGCCAGGTGAGAAGGGCGTCGAGATCCTGCCGCCGCTGCGCATGACGTTCGACATTGAGAAGAACACGAAGGAAGAGCCCAACGAAATCAAGATTCGAGTCTGGAACCTGAAGAAGGAGACTCGGGACGCCATCGTCGAGCCCGACAACGTCGCCGTGCTGTACGCCGGCTACGCCGAAGAGGATGGGCCCCTTCTGATGGCCTACGGCACAGTCCTGCAGGGGTGGACGTACTTCGATGGGCCCGATGTGATCACCGAGCTTGACGTGCTCGACGGCTACGCCGAAATCCGCGACACCGTTGTGACGCTGGGCTATGGGCCGGGCGTCAAAGCCCGGGCCATCGTGGCTGAGATCGCCAAACAAATGGGCCTTCGGCTGCTCATGGCTGACGACGTACCCGATCGAACCTGGCAGAACGGCTTCAGCTACTACGGCGCGGCGCGCATGGCGCTGCACAAGGTCGTGCAGGGCACGGGACTGGAGTGGAGCATACAGAACGGGGACCTGCAGATTATCCCTCGCCGCGGCGTTACCAAGCGCCAAGGCTTCGTGCTGTCGGCCGAATCCGGCCTTATCGGTCATCCAGAGCGGACCCGTCAAGGCGCTCGGGAGAAAGCCAAAGTGCAGGACAAACGAACCGGCGACAACAAAAACATCGTGTCAGCGCGCCAGCAGGTGGACGGCTGGCGGGCGACCTCGCTGCTGCTGCCCACGCTGAACCCGGGCGACCTGGTCAAACTGGAAAGCCGGACGGTCGAGGATTGGTTTCGCGTGGAGTCGTTGCGCCATAACGGTGACTGGGGCGGTCCGGGAGATTGGCAGACCGAGCTTGAGCTCGTGGATCGCAATGCGCCACCAAGGAAGCAAAAATGAACGATCTCATTGCCGCCGCGCTGGCCGAGATGAACATCTGTTTGCCGGGCGTCATCATTGCCTACGATGGGACTACCGCCACGGTGCAGTCGGCCTTGCCCAAGCAGTTGGCGAACGGAGAGATTTTGGCCGCACCGCAGATTGTCCGCGTGCCGGTGTGCTGGCCGATCGCGGACGGCGGCCGCGCGCTGGTAACGGTACCGCTCAAGCCCGGTGATCCGGTCAAGCTCAATTTTTCCCAGCGTAGCTTGGAAAATTGGCTGTCGGGATCGGACCAGGCTCCAGACGATCCCCGGCAGTTCGATTTGACGGACTGCTTCGCGTCGCCGGTTATGCGCCCCGGCATGTCGGCCGATCCGGACAACGTCACGGTGCAATACGGCGCCGGCACGCTGAAGATTGCACCCAGTGGCGACATGACGATCACCGCGCCGAGCCTCACTATCAACGCGCCCACCACCGTCAATGGGCTGCTGACTTACACGGAAGGCATGATCGGAAGCGGCGGCGAGCATACCGCGTCCATTACGGGCGATGTTATTGCAAACGGTGTCAGCCTAGTAGGCCACACGCATAACGGCGTACAGCCTGGCAGCGGAAATAGCGGTGGGCCGAACACATGAGCGTAGACCTGAAACTTGACCGGAACCATGATCTAGCTCTGTCCAAGGGCAACGACGTCGTGCTGATCGATGGACTGCAGCGTGTCCGCCAGCAGATCAAGGTCACACTGCTGACCTTCCTGGGTGAATGGTTTCTCGACAATACATGGGGTGTGCCATACCTCGAGAAGATCATGGTGAAGTCGCCCAATCGAGCCGAGATCGAGAACGTCGTGCGCGCCAAGGTGCGTGACGTGCCGGGTGTGATGGCTGTGCCCAATGTGCAGGTCGAGATCGACGCACAGGCTCGCCAGGGCCGCATTACGCTCGACGACATTCAAACCAATGAGGGGCCGGTCACGGTCTCTGTCACCAGATAGGATTGACACCGATGGCCGACTATGGAGTCACCCCCGCAGGCTTCGTTCGCCCGCGCCTGCCCGAAATCCGGGTAGAGATCATCGAGGCGATGCGAGCCAACCTGCGCGCCAAAGCTCTGCCCGACGACATCGAGACGCGTCCCGACTCCGTCATGGGCGTGGTCATCGACACCTTCGCCGACCGCGAGGCGGCGCTGTGGGAAATGGGCGAGGGCGTTTATTACGCGATGTACCCGGGCTCGGCCGTGGGCGCTTCTCTTGACCGCTCGGTCTCATTTTCCGGAGTCAAGCGGCTGCAGGCGGAGCGTTCGCGCGCTTACGTTGTCGCTTATGGCCTACAAAGCACGGTGGTGCCCGCCGGCGCGCAAATCCGGCACCGTTCCACACAGAATATCTGGGAAACTGCGGCGGCTGTCACGATCAGCGCTGCCGCGGCGGCCGACGTGCGCATCGTGCCCGCTGTGCAGAACGGGGCCACCTACACCATAACGGTAGACGCGCAGCCATACAGCTACACCAGCAGCGCGGCCGCGACCATAGGCGAGATACTGGCCGGCCTTATGGCGGCGCTGGCTACCAGCGGCCTGCAGGTGAGCAGCGATGGCGCAGCCTTGCGCTTGGTGTCCACGGCCGCGCTTGCGGTGGCTGTCACGCTGACGTCGAATCTATCGTTCTCGGAGATCGGCTCGGCCGTCCTGGTCCAGACCATCGACCCTATTCCGGAAGTGGCAGAGCCCGGCGACCTGAACAGCATTGTCACGCTGACCGCAGGCTGGACGCGGGTGTCCAACTTGCAGCCGGGCGCCGTAGGACGCCTGCAAGAAACCGACGCGCAGCTACGCGCGCGGTATCGCCTGGGCGTATTTCGCTTCGGCGCCGGCACGCTGCCCAGCATCGGGCCCAACCTGCTAAACGATGTGCCGGGCATCGTCGATATCAGGGTGTTCGACAACAAGACCGACGAAGTCGACGCTGACGGCCGCAAGCCGCACAGCATCCACGTCATTGTCGACGGCGGTATTGACGATGACATAGCCGCGGCCATATACAAATACAAGGGCGGAGGAATCGACACCAACGGGGACGCCGTCAAGACACTGAACACGCCGGAAGGCCAGCAGATCGTGCAGTTTGACAGGCCCACGGCGGTATACGTGTGGGCCCGGGCGATAGTTACCCTGCTGCCTCCCGAAGAGCAGGCTTTCCCGTCGGACGGCTTCGAGCAGATCGCCGCGGCTATCTTGGCGACTGGCCAGGCTCATGTCATTGGCCAGGACGTCCGGATACAACGCTTCTTCTGCGCCATCTACGAGACGCCGGGCATTGCAGATGTGGAGCTTTCCTTCGCCTACTCGACGGATCCGGACTACGTGCCGGACCCCGGTGACTACGCCGCTCAGAACATCACCATCGACGGCGTTGAGAAGGCCCTGTTTGATGCCAGTCGCATCGAGGTGACATAATGGATCTTGACCAGAACCATGCCGATATTGCCTGGGGCAACTTCCTGGCCCAGTACGGCAACTCGCCGCGGCTGGAGGCCGTCGTCAAGGCTCTGTACGCCCCGCTCGGCCATAAGCAGCTCAAGGCGCTCTACGACGAGCGCTGGCTGGATACGGCCGTGGGCAAGCAGCTCGACGGGATCGGCGAGATTGTCGGTCAGTCCCGCGAGATAGACGATGCGCTATACGTTCAGTTCTTCGGCTTTGATGGCCAGCCGGACATTATGGCTTTCGGCAAGGCACGATTGCGTCGGCAGTACGAACCAGCAGTGGCAGGATCTACCCGGCTACTCGACACCGAGTACAGAAAAATTTTGTACTGGAAGATTGGGCTGAACAATGGGCACGGGACGGCGCCAGAGATCGCGGCGTCAGTGAAAGCCATCTTCGACGCCTCGGTCGTGCGTGTGCGCGACATGGGTAACGCCAAGATCGGCGTGTGGTTCAACACGACACCCGATACCAATCCGGCCTTAATGATCAATCCGGCGCGCTGGGTCCCGGCACTGGCCGGCGTGGGCGTTGACCTGCTAGCGAATACCGACGAGAAGCCTTTTGGATTCCTTAGCCAGGGCCTTTTCGGGTTCGGAGAGGGCGTAATGGCCCAAGGCGTCTGACCCCACCAACTGAGTTATTAAACAGCCACCTTCGCGTGGCTATTTTGCTTTATGGAGCCTAAACATGGCCGCTGTCGATTTTTTCACTGGCTTCTCTTACAAATGGGCCCAGGATGGCTCTGTCTATAATTGGGACGATACCCAATACAAACAGGGATGGGCGACGATCGGCTCTGTGCCGCCATCCGTTGAGCAGTTCAATCGGGTGCATCAGGTTGTGGATGAGAAAGCGAACTGGCTCTTTGCTCAGATCCAGGCTGCCGCGACCGAGAAGGGCGTCACTCTCAGCGCCGCGGATATGGAAGGCCTGAAAAAGATCCTGGACGGATATACGCCTAATGCTACTGAGTCAGTTCGGGGAATCATCGAGTTAGCGACTATGAGCGAAGCGCAGGGCTTAACGGACGACGAGCGAGCGCTGACCCCAAAGAAGCTGGCAGATGCGTTCAAAGGATCAAATCAGCTCGACAATTTCAACGGCTATCAGAAGTTTCCCGGCGGCATGATCCTGCAACTCGGATCGGCGGCTATAGGACCGAGCGTTAGCGGTCGACTGACTACCACTTTACCTATCTCTTTTCCGAAGGGCTCATATCGAGTTTTCTGTATCGATGCATCGAATGAGAGCAACAAAACTGTGCTTGCTTATAGTGGCAGGACCAATAGTACGTTTGACGTCACTTGGTATCGCGTGCAGGGAAGCACTACTACTAACAGCGAATGGATGGCAATTGGGTGGTGATAAATATGATTTACTTTTCAGAAAGTGAACGCGGCTTCTTTGATAGCAATATCCACACAGTGGAGCAGATTCCCGCTGATGCTCTTCAGATATCCAAGGAACTTCATGCGTCTCTTTTGGCCGGGCAGGCTTCCGGAAAGTTGATTGCCATTGGGCAACGCGGATTACCAGAACTGGTCGATCCGCCACCCTTGGGTGACGAGGAAGTCGCCGATCTCAAAGTTGCAGTGGTGCAACAGCACATGGACGAGGCGGCGCGCGCCTACCGCTACGATGACATTAGAACAGCGTGTACTTACGCTGACGAGTCTGCCGTTCCTAAGTTTCAAGCAGAAGGTCGAGCGTTCAGGGCGTGGCGGTCCTTGGTGTGGGCCAAGTGTTACGAGATTCTGGGAGAAGTGCAGGCGGGCCGTCGTCCTATACCAACCGACAAGGAATTGATTATGGAACTGCCTGCTCTCGAACTGCCGGCGACTTGATCGATTTCTGCCGCCTGGGCTTTGTTACACTGCGCAGATTTCATCGCTATACACAACTTCCATGAGCGCAGGTCGGACACGAGAATACAGAGCAGACATAGACGGACTGCGTACAGTCGCTGTCCTGTCGGTGCTGCTATTTCACATCGACTTCTCATGGGTTCCTGGCGGATACACGGGCGTCGACATCTTTTTCGTGATATCGGGGTTTTTGATTACCCGTATCATCGGTAGAGAAATAGAGCGCGGGAAATTTTCATTGCGCTGGTTCTATGTTAGGCGGATAAGGCGGATTTTACCGGTCTTCTACACAGTGACTGTGGTCACTATGTTGGTGGGCGCAGTATTGCTACTGCCAAAAGACTTTCATGCGCTTTTATCGTCGGTGCGCCACGCCGCATTGTTTGCGGCGAACATCTATTTTTCGAGGGATAAGGGCTACTTCGATATTTCGGCTGATGAAAAGCCGATGCTGCACGTCTGGTCGCTATCGATTGAAGAGCAATACTATTTCATCTGGCCGTTGTTGCTGCTGCTGCTCTATGCGGTTGGGCACTTTATATTCAGGCAAAGGAGACGCCTTAGTCAACCTGCAACGCTTGTCTTGACGCTCGCTCTCATCGTAATGGGCTTCGCCTATGCTCAGACGGCGCTAATAGCAAACCCTGGAGCCGCAGGGTTGTATTTTGTTCTTCAGACGCGTTTCGGCGAGCTCATGATCGGGTCGTTCGTAGCGCTGATTCCTCTATATCGAAACCGTGTGGCGCTCCGTGCGCTCGCCTATGCCGGTGGGATTTTAATTTTCCTCGGGATGGCGACGCTAAGCAAGGACTCGTTGTTCCCAGGCCTTAATGCACTATACCCTTGCCTGGGAGCTGCATTCCTAATCTACTCCGGGCAGGAACGCGGCGGCCTGACATTGTTGCACAAGGCGCTTGGGATGCCTGCGATGGCGTTCATTGGGCTACTGTCGTATTCGTTATACCTATGGCATTGGCCGATACTCGCTTATATGCGTTACGTATATGGCAGCTATGCTTTGCCTTGGCACTGGGTCCTTCAGGCTATTGTCCTCACTTTCTTATTGGCATTTTTGTCTTATTGGTATATCGAGCGCAAAACAAAGGCGGCATCACTGAGCTTCCGAAGTGCGTTCTTCGGTGCTTTCTTGACGCCAGCGCTTCTGATCATAGCGGCGACATATGGTCTTCAACAGGTGCGGCCGATAGCGACACTCGACATGGAGTTGAGGAATTACGGTACTGATGTGTGCCATGGTCGTTTTGATAAGCAGTGTGTACGTGGCGATAGATCCAAATCGCCGACGGTCCTGATGACGGGTGATTCACATGCGGCGATGCTTAATTCTTTTATCGATGTGGTCGGCAGGTACGAAGGGTGGTCCGCTAATGTGCTTACAGGAAGTTCTTGTTCGCCTGTGTTCGACTTCGATGAAACTGTGTTGCGAAGCTGGGCACATAAACCTTGCAATGATCTCAAGGACTTGGTGGCTAAAAGCTATGGGGACTACGAGGCTGTATTCATTGCTTCGCTATGGGCATTTCAGTTGGGTATGCTCGAAGCGCGCGCGGACGGTGACTACTTGTCAAAGCTTGAATTGACATTGCGGAAGATGGCTCAGAAAGTCCCTGTGTACGTATTTTCCGACCCGCCCCGGCTGCCGGTGCATCCGCTTCGGCAATTGCACTTTGCGGAGTTGGGCTTGAGTGTGGAGCGCCAGTCGTCGAATGAGTATGCTCGAGCTAATGCTCTCGTGAAGCAGCTTGTAGAGCGGATTCCGAATGCTCATTGGGTAGATTTGTCGCCTGCGTTAGCAGGTTTTGAACACATGAGCACCTTTGCGGGTAAACCCACCCACTTTGACGAGCACCATTTGAATGTGTATGGGGCGACGGTGCTAGGGGAATTGTTCATACAGTCTGGCGGACGCATCCTCAATCATGGGCGCTCCGTAGTTCAATAGCCTCTTCTTAAAGTGCTCCGATAGTAATTCCTTAGGCTATTACCCCTTTCCTCGTTCCAGCCCAAAAGTTTCTGCCCGCACTCCGCGGGCTTTTTTACGTCCATACCCATGACCAAAGACCAATTCCGAGCGGCCACCGGGCTCAGTACGGCCTTGGCGGACCGATGGTACGACCCCGTCGAGCGCGCCATGTTCGAGTTCGCCATCGTCTCGCCGTATCGAGCCGCGATGTTTCTGGCCACCATCGGGCACGAATCAGGCGATTTCGTGCACGCCCGGGAGATTTGGGGGCCGACGCCAGCGCAGCAGCGTTACGAGGGCAGGGCCGATCTGGGCAATACCCGGCCCGGCGACGGATCCCGGTATCGAGGGCGAGGGTTGATACAGATCACAGGCAGATCCAATCACTCGGACGTTTCGAAGGGTCTTGGAGTGGATTTCCTAAGCCATCCTCAGCGCCTGGAAGAGCCAGAGCACGCGGCCCGCTCTGCCGCCTGGTGGTGGGCGAGCAATGGATTGAATGAACTGGCCGATACCGGCGACTTTCGAGCGGTCACGCGGCGGGTGAACGGCGGATACAACGGCATGGCAGACCGCCAACGTCGATACGAACTAGCAATCAAGGAACTGGGGTGAAGATGCCGGAAGCACTGGAAGGAATACCAACATGGATGTACGTCATTGGCGTGCCTGTGGGCTTCTTCGCCATTCGACTGCTGTGGCCACTGATGAAACAGTCGGTGGATACACAGGTGGTCCAAGGGCGGACCGAGTCTGGCTTGCTGGCCCAGGTGATGGTTGAGCGTGATCGCGCGCTCAAGCGGGCCGACGATGCTGAGGACCGGGCCGATGCGCTCTTCAAGGAATTGGCCGAAGTGAAATCCCAACTCACCGTCATGGCCTACCAGCTCGAGGTCGCCAACTCGAAAATCGAGGCCCTGACGAACCAGATCAATGTTATGGCGGGAGAGCGCAATGCGTGAAACCTTAATTCGCCTGCGCTGCATGGCGGGCCGATACAAATTCATTTTCGCCGTCGCCGGCATCTTTCTGTCGGGCGCGCTCTTGGCGATGGGCTATTCGTCGTGGCACTACGACTCTTACCTGAGCCGCCAGCAAAAAGCCTATGAGCGGCAAATATCTCGGCTCGAGGACGATCTGAAGCTGGAGCGCGGCGTGAACCGGCTGCGCCTCGAGGCCCTGGCCCAGGAAATGGATCAAATTTCCGATGCGGTGGGGCGGCTATTGACTGTGGCCGAAGAGGCCTCCCAGACAGCCAAGACAGCGGCCACCACGGCGCGCACGGCCGCCACAACTGCCCAGGGCGCCGCGAAGAACGCGGCTCAGGCCAATATCAAGATCACCGAAGTGAAGCCGGTGAAGAATTTGAGGCTGGAATGATCAATCTGCTGGTCAACAAGTACTTATTGGGCGCCGCCGGGCTGGCTTTGCTGGTGGCTGCCATCTGGGGTTATGGCCGCTACCAGTATGCCCAGGGCGTAAAGGACACCGAAACGGCCGCCCAGTTGGCCGCCGCCGAGCAATACAAGGCTGATATCAAGCGGGTCAATGACAGCATCGCAATCCTGCAGGATTACATTGAGGAGCTGGAAAGTGCCAAGCCGCAAGTTATTACCGAATACCGAACCAAGGCTGTCGAGGCTCCTTTGCCTGCTGACTGTCGTATTGACGATGGGCGGCTGCGCACAATACAGGACGGCATCGAGCGCGCCAGAACTGCCGGCCAATCTGTCCGCGCCGTGCCCTGATATTCCGGCGTTTGCTTCTCATGACTGGGATGCGCTTGCCGAGGCTTATATTGACCTAGCTTTCCTGTATGCCCAGTGCAAGGCGCGACATCAGTCTGTGGTCGGCGCGTGGCCGGGGTAGGAACAAAGTTTGCTTGCTGCATGCCACCCTAAATTCTGGAGAGCGCAGACATGAGCGACAACCTACAAGACCGCGGCGGCCAGGACCGTAACCGCATCGACGTCAGCCAAGACTGGGAGCTGCGCTACTGGAGCGAAAAATTTGGTTGTAGCCGTGACGAGCTCAAGGCCGCGGTGCAAGCAGCCGGAACCTACGCGGAAGACGTTGAGAAGTACCTAAGTGGTATTCGGCAATGATCGCACTTCCGGCGACGCTCAAACCCGAGCTCGCCACCCTAGTAGCTCGGCCGCCCGCCGGCGACGATTGGCTGTACGAGATCAAATTCGACGGCTATCGACTGCTTGCGCGCATTGAGCGCAAGGCGGCCCAGCTTTTCACCCGCAACGGAAACGACTGGACGGCCAGATTGCGTCCGCTCGAGAAAGAGCTGCGCGCCCTGAAGCTGCCCGACGGCTGGTACGACGGTGAAATCGTCGTGCTGAACGACGAGGGAAAGCCGAGCTTCAATCTGCTGCAGCTGGCTTTTGATGTCAGTAAGCCGCGCAGCATCATCTATTATCTGTTCGATGTGCCATATTGTGCCGGCGAGGACTTGCGGGGCCTGCCACTCATCGAGCGCAGGGCCAGGCTGGCCGACGTGCTGGGCGACGGTTCGGATGCCGTGCGTTTCAGCGCGGCGCTGGATGGAGACATCCACGATTTGATCGGCTCCGCGTGTGAGTTGGGCCTGGAGGGCATCATCGGCAAGCGCAAAGGGTCGCGCTACGTGTCGCGGCGCTCCGACGACTGGATCAAGCTTAAATGCAGCCTCCGGCAGGAATTCGTTATAGGCGGTTTCACGGACCCCGAAGGTTCGCGGTCCGGCTTTGGCTCTTTGCTCCTGGGCGTCTTCGATAAAGCCGGTGAGCTGCAGTATGTGGGCAACGTGGGGACGGGCTTTGACACAGAGCTGCTGGTCGACCTGCGCGCCAAGCTGGATTCCATCGAGACGACGAAAAAGCCATTCCCAGCATCTACGAAGATTCCTAAGAAGGGCGTGCACTGGGTAGAGCCGAAGATGGTTGCCGAAGTGTCGTTCGGGGAATGGACGCCGTCGGGACACATCCGGCATTCCACCTTCCGGGGCCTGAGGGCGGATAAGCCGGCACGCCAGATCCGTCGCGAAAAGCCCTCGTCTTCACGCTAAAATCCGAACCAGCGATACGATGCAAGGTGTGCAAGATGGCCAATTCGGATTGGCGCCCAATGAACGACTATTACTGGATCGGCCCTCCTGGCTGGACGATCTGTCGAGTCAAGCTGCAGGGCAAGTGGCATTATGAGCTGTGGCAGAGCGGCGATCCTTCGCGGCTGGTTGGCAGTGGTGCAAGTCTTGAGTCAATGCAACAACTCCACAAAGAGCGAACGCTCGACGCCGCCTAAGTCTGCGGGGCGGTCATAAACCTATCGCTTCGCTAGCATCCGGCAGTTGATACTTGCTGCTACCCATCTTCCGCGTCACCGCCCACCATTGAAAGGCCGATTCGGGCCTTGGCGTTGACAGTAGCTGGAGCGCCTCGTCGACCGACACGTCAGGATCAATCCACGCCCGCGCATCGTCAGGTGTCAGGCAGATAGGGCGCCGGTCGTGGATGTCGATCATGCCACCTGCAGCATCGTCCGTGACGATGGCAAAACCCGTCTCCGCCAGCACCTCGCGGCCCGGTAGCCAAGCAGTCAGGCCAGCCATCAGGATCGGCTCGCCGTCCCGTGGGTTGATGTACCAGGGCTGTTTGTCTCCCTTTTGGCCGGTCCACTCGTACCAGCCGTCCGCCGGCACGACGACGCGGCGGCCGAGCAGGGGCTTCCAAAAGGGCGAACCCTTGAGCACAGTATCCAGGCGTGCATTGCTGGCCGGGCCCCGCTTGTACCACGGCGGCTTATAGCCCCAAAATAAGCGGTCGACCTGGTCGGCGCCGTCGCCCAGACGATGAAAGACCATCGGCCGGGTTCCGGGCGGCACGTTGTATTTCAGGCCCGGCCCCGCGTCCAGAATCGTGCCCATATTGGTACGAATCGTCTCCATGTAGTCGAATGCCGAGCGTTCTTGCTTGATGCGTCCGCACATGATCAATCCCCGAAGAAGATTCTCCAAGTTTGATAGTAGCGGCGTCCTTCTATTTCCTCAAAGCCCTTAATCGACAGAACGCGGTCGCTCATGAACGCCAGCATTTCCGGATCGTGTAGCTCTGGGATCGGCGACTCCTCATCCTTCCCGAAATGTCCGCGGCGAATGACCTTCAGGCGGCCAGGGCCCCTGTTCAGTTCTGGGTGTCGCATCCAATACATTAGAACCGGACCTGGAACGGGAGGGCCCCATTCACGTTCCGGGAGTAGCTGGCCGAGGCGATGGGTGCGGACAATAGTGACTTTCATGGTGCCGATAAACTGTATAGATGTACAGTATTTTTAGCACAAAAAAGCCCGCGATGTGGCGGGCGTAGGTTGACCAAATCTTGACCAAAGTACTTGAAAAAGCCTGCAAAAAGATGGGAAAGCGCAGCCGATTGAGAGGAGGCTATCGTTGCAAGTCTTTGATATGACTGAGCTTTCGTTTTCAGCTATTTATAGGCCTTGGGATTGTGATTCCGGTTGTCGTGGGTTCGAGTCCCATCGGTCACCCCAAAAGATTCTTATAAATCAATAAGTTAACTGCGCGCTCTTGTTTCATCATATGAAAATTAGAACGAAATGAGCCGCGTTGGAACTTACATCATTCTGTAGCTGATGCCCGGCGCACAATTCGGCGGATCCATGCGCGAATGACACCCCGCCAAACGAGCCCATCCCGAACGAGAATAGGCCTCGCCCAGTATCAATTGCGCTCTTAGCAAGATCGGCGGGTTTATCGTTTCCGCTGTAGCTACGTGTTCTTGGTCAGAAGGTATTGCAAGCGCTCTTGATTTGGGTGTTCTTTGATATCCATGCGGATGGCATCCACTAAAACCGCGAAGATCTCTTCGGAATCAACATCGCGCCGTTCCGCAGCCTCACGGATCCTGTCTGATCGCTGTCGGTAGTACGCCGAGTCGTACTCTTCGACCCCGTTCAATTGATCAAGTATCTGTAGCGCAAAAGTGTAATCGTCCATGCTGTGTCCATCGCTAAAGTGCTGTGTCAAGGATTCCAACATACCACGGCGACGAGATCGCGACGTCAAGCCTGACGATTGAGGCGGCGGCTTGGGCGTAAGGTGGTGTAATGGGCCCTATTCGCAACTGACGCCGGCAGCAGAGTGGCCTATAGGTGGTTGAGGCTGGCCAGGCCGGAAGTACAATGCCCTTCACTCAGAAAAAGGATGGGACATGTATAAATTTGGGATTGCCTTAGCTGTCATATTGACGACTGGCTGCACCGTAACCGGTCCCGATCCGCTAAAGGATGTCGGCATGCCCAACCCCGCTTCTGTCTACTGCATTGAGCGTGGAGGCACCCTCGATATCAAGCAGCGACCGGAAGGGGACCTAACTATGTGCGTGCTCTCCGATGGAACACGCGTCGAAGAGTGGGAGTTCTATCGGAAGAACCATCCGCAGCGATGA